AGGCGGCAGCAGTTCAACAGGCGGCAGCAGCTCAACAGGCGGCAGCAGCTCAACAGGCGGCAGCAGCTCAACAGGCGGCAGCAGCTCAACAGGCGGCAGCAGCTCAACAGGCGGCACAGTTCTCGGTGCAACAGCAACCTCCGCCATACAAACTGCCTACACAGGCACGTTCACGCAAACAAGCAACATCGTCATCGTCAGTGAGATATCCTATGAGCTATGCATCAGTTTCTGCATATCAACCCCATATGGTCCAGGTTTCACCATCTCCTACTGGATATGGGTATGTTGTTACACAATTGCCAACCTATTCGCCACAACTAAATGTAAATGCTATGCCATTTTGGTTTTAAGCCTTTAACTTTTAACTTTTAACTTTTAACTTTTGTAAAATAATCTAATACAAATTTAATTATATTGCTTTATTTTTTTTTAGCTTTATTTTTATCTCTAATGATTACTAAATATCGCAGAGGGAAAAGTAAAACACATATTAGCAAGTTTACTAAAAAAACCTATCCTTTAAATGACGGGATGATTTATAATCATCCCTCATTTTACAGGAGTTCCTGCCTAAAGCCATCGGAAAGTGGCAATTTTAGATTGCCACCCCTAACTCAAAGCTTAAGCTTTGAGTTTTATATATAACCGATAGGCTTTTAAAGGATATTAAAAATGCAAATGCAACTATTGCAAATGCAACCACTGCAAAACCAACACCAGCATCAACACCAGCATCGGCATTCAGACGTTTGCTTTCTTTTAAACCAAAAAAGTAACAATTACTAAAATAAGCACTGCCACTAACATTCAAAATAATAATACAAATATGACGACACAAAAAAACAGTAGATGGACACGATTTAAAACATATTTCAATAAAATGCGTAGACATAAGAACCATGTAACAGGCATTAATCTGTTAAACTCAAAGGAAGCAGTGGAAGCAGTGGTATCAGAGAGACCAGGGCCGAAATTGGATAGACCGAGACAAACATGGCCACGCCGCATTTACCAACCCGGTATGAACGGCTTTAATTTGTAGAGATAAAATACTAAGACTCAACAATATATAGTTATTAGTTTATACAAAATAAAATTTATATCTATATAAATAATAAATATGGACAGAATAAAAAATCTAGATAAGATTTTAGCTGAACTTGATTCTAAATCTGATCCTGAACCTAAAGGTATTAATCAAAGAGCAAAACACAATGCTGACTATGTAAATGTAAACCTTACTGGAAAAGCTGCTAAATATAGTACATATGAACAAAAAGCAAGACACAATGCTGGCTATGTAAACGTAAAAACTGTCAGAGATCCAAGTTATGTAAACATTAGCGGGACAGCGTCAGAGCTAGCGTCAAAGCCAAATTTAAATAGACACGGACACGTAAACTTATACGCAAACACAAGACCACCCCTACATAACACCTATATGCAAATAGCAAGCCCCTATATGAACGTAAACTCACATACGCGCCGCAATATACCCGTGTTACCACAACCACAACAACAACCACAACAACCACAACCACAACAACCACAACCACAACAACAACCACAACAACCACAACCACAACAACCACAACAACAACAACAACAAGTAACAGATGAACAAAGCGCAAGACGCAATGCTGGCTATGTAAACGTAAAAACTTTCGGAGATCCAAATTATGTAAAAATTATAGGGACAGCGTCAGAGCCAAATTTAAATAGATACGGACACGTAAACTTATACACAAACTCACCCCCACATAACACCTATATATATGTGCCATCACATGAAGAACGACAACAAGTAGCAAATCCTGTAAGTACTGTAATGCCTTTAACTGTTACAAAAGAAACAGCACGTACAACAATGCTCGAACTTAAAAACACATTAGATTCGCCAGTTTATAGAGAATTATTAATTAGCTATATTATGAAACAATTACCATTATTAAGCAGGCATTTTAATAAATGTAAAAGCTATTATATATTATATAAAAATTCACGTAGTATAAACTCTTTTATACAATTATCTAACAGACGCCGAACACAACTACAACCACTCGCAATCACAGGTAAGCAAACTAAAACAAATAATGCATGTAAAATGTTGCAAACTTTACTTCGTAAATTAAAAAAACAATTGAAAATTTTTAAGGATTTATACGTATTATTTAAAGGAAATAGTGCTATTACTGGCAACGCAAATGGCAATGGAAATGGAAATGGAAATGGAAATGGAAATATAAATAACAACAATAATGAAAATAGTAATAACAACAATAATGCAAGTAATGCAAATATTACACAATTTAGGTGGTTTTATGATAATTTTATAAAGTTACTTAACATATTTATAAAATATCGTGACACACTAATTACTTTACAGGAACTGCTTATTAAGTTAAAACTTATTAATACAAAAGATTATATTAAAACTCAAACAATAGATGAAAAATGCAAGGAACTTATACAAAATAGTCGCCAAATGATGAAAATTTATAGTATATTTGACAGTACATTTAGTCTTATTCAATCTATACTCCCTATGTATGAACACTTTGCATTATCTGATAATAAACCAAAAATTATTAAAGCCATGAAAATATTTTTTTATAATATAGAGGATGTTTCTAATATATTAGTAACTATTACAGATGATAAAAGTCATAAAAGTCATAAAATTCACGCAAGTAATAATTTAATTTATATATTATATATATTTTCTATAATATTAAACTTTTCTATAAATAATATATTTTTTATTGATAATAAAATTTATATGCGCAGAACATATATTAAAAAAATTTATACTTTATTAGTTACAAATATTATAAAAATATTACCTTCTATATATCCTTTACAATTATCAAGTAATTTTGATACCTATAAATATATTACAACATTTTTAAAAACTTATAATCAACATTTTTTGAATCAAGAAATAGATGCAAAGGAACGATTAGCATTAAATGCATTTATACAGTTTTATACACCTACTCAAAAGGAAACTAATTTTTTAACTGAACAAGTACCACCTGCTAATCATTATAACCACTTAAATAGGGCACTACAAACACACCCACAACTACAACATCCTACGTATGGTGTAGCATCTGCATCTGCCTTTAAATCTTCTGCGTATGGTGAAGCATCATCTGTCGCAGTTAAACCTAGTCAAGTTTATGGCATACCTAAATCAACATCAACAGGCGTACCAACTGGTCGGGAAGCTTATCCATTACCATTAACTAACCCTAATGAATATAACACTGGTCTCGCATTTTTAGAAGATAGTGAACACACATATTCAGCAATTAATTCACATTCAATTAATTCACATTTAAATGATAACCAACCCCCCCTCATAAAGTTACTACGCTTATTAAAAAACCCTGCATATGAGCGTATACTTCAATTACCACAAATTTTTAAATCTGCAGATACATATAGCACAAGCACTGCACCATTATATGTACTCCCAAACAAACCTATACCTAATATAGCTGCGGAGCCATCCGCAGCTATAGCACAACCATCCGCAGCTACAGATAATGCACATTTTACTGGTACATATGGAGATAGTAACGCATCTAATAACTTTCCGATACCATTAGGTACGGCACATATACCTCACGGTTATAATTGGGGTAAACAACAACACAATCCCTTATATGTTCCTCCCCCCCCTACGCATACCACTGGAGTGAACTGGGAATTGTTACAAGCAATGAAAGAAGGGGTAACACAACCATCTACACAAGCGCAAAAAGCAGCTACAGCTGCAATAGAGGCTGCATTTCAAGCAAATCCATTCAATCATACTATTAGGTTCCAACAACACTAATAAATGCTATGCATTAATGTAGCAATCCAATAATAGGTTTATGATCAGATGCCATGTATTCTACATCTGGAATAGAAACTTTTATCGGAGGTGATAAACTATCAATTATATGATCATTATGCATTGTTCTATTCAAACAACATGTTAATAAATGTGTACGATTCATCCAAAATTTAACACCACCTATATCTAGATACAAAGAATTATTGGCTTTATTAAATATGCCCAATTCTTTAATATTATTATTAAAATCACCTGCAATTATTACCCGTCCACCTTGTGCTATGTATTCAACTAACTTTAACTTTTTAACAATTTGCAAAAAATATTCAAGCATAACTTCATTTGTGTAATGACCAAAATGCACATTTACAACACATAAATAATTTTGTTTAACGATAAAATATGTTGCTTGATACGGGCGACCTTCTTCAAATTGATTAATATATGAATTTATCAATTTGTATTTAGGTCTCCAAAAAGTAACTATAGTTTCACTTTGAGATGTATGTTCAGAATATTTCATTTTTTTCAAAACTGGAGATTCTTTAATTAAATTTTTAAAATTAGTAGATTCTTGTAAACATACAAAGTCAACAGGATTTGTCTCCAGTACTTGAGCAATATTGCGTACACACACAGAATTATGTTTAGGATGGTAAGGATCAGTATTATTAGAGCAAAGTGCCCAATTATGCCTATAACCAGTCATTGACTCCCAAGAAATATTATAGCTCAATACAGATATAGTTGATGTTGGTCCCTATGATACCACTGTTGGTGCTGGTCCCTCTGATACCACTGCTTCCTTTGAGTTTAACAGCTTATTGCCTGTTACATGGTTCTTACGTCTATATGGCGGCGAACTTGTAATATTTTTTAAATATGCTTTAAATCGTGTCCATCTATTTTTTTTTTGTGGCTTTCTTCTATTTGCGTTATTATTTTGAATGTTAGGGTCATTTTTTGTTTTAGTAATTATTACTTTTTTTTTATTGAAAGAAGGAAGAAAACGTCTGAATGGTGATGCTAGTGATGCTGGTGCTGGTGTTAATGGTCGTGCTAGTGGTGGTGCTGGTGCTGGTGTTAATGGTCGTGCTAGTGGTGGTGCTGGTGCTGGTGTTGGTGTTGGTGATGGTGATGCTGATGATGGTGATGGTGATGCTGTTGTTATTATATTAAAAAACTCCTCAGTTGAGCTTGTGGCTACATTTGCTGCTACATTTTCATGTACTGCTGCTGGTGTTAATGGTCGTGCATTATAAAACTCAGCTAATGAGCTTGATCTTGTGTCTACATGTGTTGGTGTTGGTGCTGGTGCTGGTGCTGGTGCTGGTGTTGGTGCTGGTGCTGGTGCTGGTGCTGGTGCTGGTGCTGGTGCTGGTGCTGGTGCTGGTGGTTTTGTAAATACTGAGTTATTAATTTCATGAATATATTTATTAATTTTCCTTTTATAATTTCTAATAAATAATATCTTCCTTGAATTATTATTATTATTAACTTTTAAAGTGCTTTTACATTTAATATATTTATCTAATTTTTTCTTAATATTATTCAGTAAATGTGTTATATTTTTTATATGAATTGATTGTTTTTCTAAGTTATTTAACATTTTATGTATATTTGATTTTGCATGCCTATTAATAAAATTATCAATGCACATAACATTATCTAATATTTTTTTAATATATTTAATAAAATTATCTATTAAAGTGGTACGGGTATTATCAATAACGGGAGCATTAACAATTTCACCATTAGTAGTTTCACTATTAGTAGCTTCATTATTAGCTTCATTATTAGCAATTTCATTTCCATCACATTTAACAAATGGTACTTTAGATTTGCACCAAGATGGATTTATAAGTATATTTGCTATTGCACCACAATCAATCATATTGCTAAATAGGTATTCAACTATAGATGTACAGTTATGCGGGCGGGAACCGTGTGTTGTTGATTTTGCAGATCTTTTCCAGCTAATTTCTAAAAATTTATTTTTAAATATGTAATTTTCTATACAAACTGCAGCAATATTATTAATTAGTTTATCTTGTCTACTTAATTGTTTATTAAACTCAGTTAATTGGGTTAAAAAAGCATTTTGTTGCCTCGTTTTTTTTTGTTTTTGTAAATTATCTATAGCGTCTTTCACAAGTATTTTAGTGCTTTCAGTAGGGTTAATAGTGATATCAGTGCTTTCAGTAGAGTTATTAGATGTATCATCATTAATTATCATATTTAAAGCATAACGCCCTGGCGTGCTAGTGGTTTCAGGTTTTGGTTCTAACTTAACTATATTATATGTGTTTTTGCTAGCCTCTATTTCCCCAACAGTCTCAAAAAACGCATTAATTTTATCAGTATTAGCGCCTAATTTAAATACTGAGATTAATCTTAAACCATATTTATTTGTATCTTTAAAAAATTTTGCATCAAATAATGCATTTACAAATTGAGGATCAGGAATTTGAAGTCGTAGATTATCAAGTATGTGCGATTTGTGCGATTTTCTAGTAAATCCAAAGCAATAATTTTGTTTGTTATGCTGTATATTTACTGAAATGTGACCACCAAGTTTTTTTTTATCAGTAAACCAAAGTTGTACAATATCAGTTGGTTCAAACTTAACAATATTTTTTGTAAAAGTAAGAGATTGATTTATCGTATAAGAATTGCTATTTTCACGTTTATATGTTATTATTGGATTAAATGTAGTTAAACATGGTGTATTGCTTTGAAAATTCCAATATGATATATCATAATCATGTGATAGCTCTACAAGCACATTAGGATATTTATTATTAGCATTAGCATCATAATTAACGGGGTATACAATACGATCTTTGTAATTATTAATATCTAAATCAAGATTTATTTTATTTATAGGTTGTGTTTCAACATTAAGATTTTTAATAAAGTCATTTTTACATACTTGTAAATTTATAGAATCTAAATTCTGCGGCTTATTAGACTTTTTAGTTGCACCACCTTTATGTATAGTACTTTTATATGCATGTGTCATATTAAATTATGATACGTAACTATGATATGTAACTATGATACGTAACTATATTAATAAAAAATTCTAAATATTTATTTATACTATATATAATATATAATATATAATAATATATAATAATATATAATAATTGAACTATTTATAAAATGTCAACAATTAAATCAAAAACATTTGCAAATTTTCAAAATGTTGATAATCTAAATACCCAAGTACGTACATCTCAATATAATTACAATGGTCGGATATTTTTAGCACCTGATGAGCAGTTTGCACCATATGATTTATATAAAGACTCATCTAAACCACAAGACACAAATACAAGCATTATATCAAATATTGTTGTACCAAATGCAGTTTCACGTACATTTTTCAGCAATACTAATATGGAGCGCTTGCAATCAACAATTATTGACAAAGTATATACAACTTGTTCAAAACGCATTGGAAAACAATCATATGAGGCACTTCAAATTATAATGAAAAGTATATATTTACAATATAGTAAAAATTTACTAACAGATATTGAAGAGCAAGTTGTTGATTTAAACAATATGGTTATTAATGAATGTACAAATCGTATTGTATCTGAAATAACACAATATATAGGATATTTAAAAGATATTACATCACCTATACCAATTATGCCATTACCGCAAAATGTTTCTAATAAAGGTTATAAATATGGTGATTTATCATCAACTATACCATCGAGTAATCCACCATATATGTAATATTACATATGAGTTTAATTTATTTTTTTATATTATTTTTTAAGTTTAATAGACAATTAGATACTCACACATTTATGCCTCCTTACAAAAAAAAGCAAACATATATAAATATTAATATTGATGAGCAACAATGTAATAAATTAATTAAAAGTTTAGATAATTTTTTTGAAAATGATATTAATCAAAATTGTATAACTGCAAGTAGTACACTTAGCAATTCACTTGTCACAGTAGTAAATACTACTGATACTAACAAAACACAAGCTTCTGATATTGCACATAATGTATTAAATGGCACATCCGCAACACTTACTAATACTAAAATTAGTAGTTTACATGAAACTTATATGAAGCCAGAATATAATATAATATTTTCACATACTGAAATAAGGAGTAAAATAGAAAATCTTAATGAAGATGAAATGAGTGAAGTATTTCGAATAATTAAGAATGGTACTGATAAATACACAATTAATAAGAATGGAATATTTATTAATCTTAATAGTCTTAAATTTGTAACAATTAAAGCATTATCTAATTTTTTACTATTTTGTGAAAGTAATCGGAAATTAATTAATGATGATGAAAAAGCACGCGAATTATATAAACATATAGTAAACAATGATTAAAATTGAATTTTTAATTTAAAGAGATTAATATATTTATATTAATACATTGCAAGTTATATTGCTACAATATACAATATACAATATACAAACACTATGATTTCCATTGAAAAATTGATAGCACAATTACAGCAATGTAGAGATACTCAAGTTAAATTACCTAGTGATAATGATAATAGTTTATTTATTCAAAAAACAGCGTTAGATATTAGAAAGTTTGAATTAGAGGCAATGTACAATCAAACTGATAAACTTGGTAAATGTGTTGAAAAATATATTGAATATGAGCAAAATCGTTGTACTATGGATAGTGATTTTAAAGATAATCTAAAGTTAAATGCAAATAAACAACAACAACAACAACACCAACAACAACAACACCAACAACAACAACACCAACAACAACAACACCAACAACAACAACACCAACAACAACAATACCGCCAAAAACAAAATGATATTGCAATACCTCCAAAATCGCTAATAGTATACATTGAAAATGAATGTGCAGCATTACCTGAAATATTATCAAACATTTTTAAGATTTTGACTATATCACAACTAAATATTGCTGATTGGTATATTTATGGTGTTAAAAACCCAGAATCATTTTACAAAAGTTTTTTACATTTAATTAATATTAATTTTATCATTAAAAATCGTACTGATAAAAAGAATGAAATTGCCACATTTAAACGTGAAATGGCATTACAATATGAGACTTTTTATAAAGAATTAAATTATCGAAAATATCATTTTAATAAGTTGAATATGGTTTCAAATCTTACAAATGAAGATAATTATACTGGGATAGATATATTCCAATATATTTGTGATTATACTAAGACAAATATGATTATACTAGATATTATTGAAGAGCAATATATTGAAATAAAATTTACATCCAATACACTTTGTGATGATTATCAATCAATTTATAATGATAACTATATTTGCATTATTAAATATGCAAACAATACGTTTTTGCCATTTATGCATACTTTAGGGAAAAATGGTTTACCTTTGGTATTTATTGAGTTTGTTCGGAGCAATTTTGAATTAATGAAGTTTAAAGGGTTTACTCAATCACTTGGAAATGATGGTGGTGGTGGTGGTGGTGGTGGTGGTGGTGATGTTAGCAGTTCTAAAAGTATTAATATAGTTTCAACACCTATATTCAAGGATATTAAACTAGATGAACTTGAAAGTGATGTAACTAATTCAGTTAATCCAATTAATATTATAATGGTTGAAGAAGATATGATAATGATGGAAGAAGAATCAGCAGATCTAGATACTAACTATAGTGGATTAACTGATGCACAATCTAAATCTATTGAATATCGGATTCCTAAATATGTTGTAGATGATGAACCTGAACATATATCTGGAAATTTGCATTCACGTGTATATGGAGCAAATCCTATTAGTATTGATAAGTTGATAGAGAAAATTCCAACTAAAGAAAAAGGTAAACCTGTTAAAATATCAAAGGCAAATACTGGCAACACTGGCAACACTGGCAAAGTAACTATTGATACATTAATGGCGGCAGATAATAGTATTGCAAACAGTACAGAACAACAGGCTACACAACAACAGGCTACACAACAACAAGATAAAGAAGTGCTTAAACCACTTAAGCAATGCACATTATTAGAGTTGCAAATGCTATCACGGCTTTATAAATTACCTACACAAAAGGCAGGTAGCTCAACTAAAATGATTAACAAAACTAAAGAAGAATTACATACTGAATTAGCAAAACATTTATAATAGTTTAATTTGTAATTTGTTTTAGTAATATTATTTTTTTTAATTTTTTACACCTTTGCACATTTAAAACGCCGATTTTAAACAGAAATTTAAATATTTAAGATTTGGTATTGAAACCAATAAAAACAACTTATGTGTCGGTTTTTAAACATCCATTATTACTAATGACAATGATACTGACAAATTAGAGTATATATAAATACTTATATTATTTACAAAATACTAGCGATATTGTTTTATTATCAAATAAGTAAGATTTCAAAATTATCAAATAATTCTGCGAATATAACTAGCTATATTTCATATTCATTCAGAGTAAATTGCCGTCATGATTGTTTAGTTTGTGATGAAAATACATATGCAGATCATTAATGCAAAGACTGCCAAGGTGAACGTTATTCTGCTGAAAGAAGTTGAAAAAGATATGATGGCGAATTTTAAAATAAATTCTATTTAATCCAAATTTAATACATTTTTTACAAAATTAAATATTTTTTTATATAAGTCTAAATTTAGCACAAATAAGATTATGATTTGATATATTATTTAAAATTTATAGAATAATTAGAAATTGAGAAGTTTCCAGAATATGTTTATAATAAGGATATTGTAATAGTGAATAGTGGTGAATAGTAGTAAATAAGTTTTACCAAAACTTAACTAAACGCTAGGTGGACTTTAGCCCGCCAGAATTAGAAAACTCATATTATTAGTAAAATATTTTTTATATTTTTTCAAAATTTATATTATATATTAACTATAGTTTTACAAAACTTTTGGTTAAGTTTTTTCTAAAAACTTAAATTTATAATATTAGTGAAACATTTTTTTATATTTTTTCAAATTTTTTATTATATAGTATAAATGGTTCTGGATACACATATAAATTTTTTAAGTTTTTATTTGTTGATATTTTTTATTATATAAAGATAATATAATTTAATAACATAATAATAAATTTAGAATGACTGAAAATCAGGAACTCTTAGAAACTATAATAACGAATAGTGAGACAATATTAACTACATCACAACAACAAACTACAGAACCTAGACAATTAAAAACAAAATCATATGTTTTAAATGCTTCAAAAAGATATAGAGATAAAAATCCAAATAAGATGAAAGAGTATAGAGAAAAATATAAAAAAGAAAAAGCTGATATTTTAATTAATTCATTATCAAATGATAATCTTACTAAGTTTCAACTTATAACTAAAATTACACGATTAGAAGATACTATTAAAACTTTAGAGTTAGAAAATAAAAAATTAGAAAATAAAATTAATTAAAAATAAATTTTTTAAATTATGTATTTTTTTTTTTCAAAATATTATGTTATTATATATTAATATACTTTTTAAAAACATATATTATTATAACTTAAAAATATAATTTATATTATATTTAATTTATAATAAAAATGGAAACATTATTAGAACAAGGAACTAACTATGAAATATATATTAGAGATATAATTAAAGAAAAATATAGTGAATGTTGGTTATGGAAAGATATACCTAATCAAATATTACTAGAATTAGAATTTATAAAAGATATTAAAAATAATTGTGATGATATTGGATGTGATATATTATGTAAAAAAGATAATGGTGAATATGAGTATATACAATGTAAAAATTATTCTACATTAGGTGTTGATAATACCATTACAATTTGTGATTTAGCAGGTTTTTATAATTTTGTAGCTGAAAATAATATTAAAAATCCTACTGTTTATTATTCTGGTATATTATCATCTCAAATTCAATGTAGAAAGAAAAAAATAAAATATATAAACTTACCTTATATAAAAATTGGTAATGAAGAAATAAAACCTAGAGATTATCAAATTGAAGCTTATAATATATTAAAAAATGAAAATAGAAGTATTTTAGAAATGCCATGTGGAACAGGTAAAACACTTATTACATACTTAATATCATTAAATTATAAAAATATAATTTTATTAAGCCCTTTAATATCTACTACAGAACAATTAATAACTCATTATAAAAATTATTATTCAAAAGAAAAGGAAACTATAAATTTTAGTTTAATAAACTGTCAAAATATAAGAGATATTAATAACATTAATATTTCAGAAAATAAAAATATAATTGGTTCTACATTTAATTCATGTGATATTATTAATAAATTACTAAATAAATTAGAAGGTAATACATTTATTATTATTGACGAGTATCATAATTTAAGTAATATTAATTTAACAGATGTAAATAATGAAATTTATAAATTATTAATAAGTAATAATAAGATATTATTTGTAAGTGCTACACCTAAACAATATGGTCGTGAAATTAATATTTTTGGAACACTAAAATATAAATTAGATTGGAAATATGCAATAGAAAATAAATATATATGTGATTATAATTTTTATTATCCTAATAATGATAAAATAATAGACTATATAACTAATATTAAATTTGATACTTCTATAATAGAAAAAACAATATTAATAAATAAAGCATTTTTCTTATTAGAAAGTATAAAATTATTAACTATAAAAAAATGTATAGTCTATTTAAAAACTATAAAAGAAGCTGATTTATTTGAAAATATACTAAAAACTATTAATATTTATTTTGAATTGTCATTAGGAATATATAATATAAATTATGATACATCACGAACTAAGCGTAATATATCATTAACTAAGTTTAGAAATAATAAATCTAAAATAAGTATTATGTTAAACGTCCATATTTTAGATGAGGGTATAGATATTCCAGAATGTGATTCTGTTTATTTGACACATCCAAATAATAATCCAGTAAATATAATTCAAAGAATAAGTAGAGCTAATAGAATTTTATCTAATAAAAGTATAGCACATATATTATTATGGACTAAAGATGAATTAAAATTAGAAAATATAATAAAACAAATAAAAACATATATACCTGTTAATTTTAATAATATTAATAGTGAATTTATAAATAAAAAAACATTAACAATCAATAATTTAAAGAAATATTCAACTATTAGTTCATCATTTATTGATGATTTTTATGCTTTATATAATTATAATACAAATGATGATGATTTTGTTATAAATTTAGAAATATTAGCAAAATGGTTAAAAGCAGAAAAAAAACATTTGAAAGAGACACTTACAAATAGTTATATTAAAAATATTGATTATAAAGTGACTAAAAAAGATATAAATACAGGTGGTAGAAAATCTGAATTAATTTTATTAACACCAGATTGTATGAAAAGATTATGTATGTCTTCTAGAACTAAAAAAGCAGAAGAAGTAAGAACATATTTTATTGAATTAGAAAAGCACCTAGATAAATATAAAAATTATATAATTGATGGTTTAAGTGTAAAACTTGGTAATTTAGAAACGCAAATAAAACCTATTTATAATCCTACTAAAGGTGTTATTTATGTATTAGATTCTAATGCTGATGTGGCAGATGTATATAAACTTGGTAAAAGTAAAGAATTTAAAAATAGATTAAAAGTTCATCAATCATCTCAATCAGAAAAAATAAAAGTTAAATTAATATATGAAACTAATGATATAGATAGTGTAGAAACTTGCTTAAAAGGTGTATTAAAAAGCTCAGAATATAAGAAAAATAAAGAATTTTATCAAATTAAATTAGATGACTTAAAAAAACTAATAAAAGGTTGTGACGATTTAAGATTAAAGGCAAAGTATTCAACAACACGCTCTAGAAAAGATATTGAAAAAAATCATTTTATTTATATTGAAAAAAACAAGAATTAATAATTTATATACTATTTTTTATTTATTTATTTATTTATTTATTTATTTATTTATTTATTTATTTAACTAAGACTAGAATTTTTTAAAATCCTAGGCGGTTAAAGGATACAATTTTTTAAAGTATATTTTTTAATATTTTTTAATATTTTTTAATATTTTTTAATATTTTTTTTAATGAACTAACAAGTAAAGTTTGCTAAGTGGGTGCGTGATTGAATTGATGAAAATGGCTAGTTTACGGGGTTTTTACTGTGAGCTAGATAGGGTAATGATGAAAAAGGTGAAAAACACACAAAAACACACAAAAACACAATTCAACATAGCAAAAACAGCACATTGGCACACTGATCATACTGATCATACTGATCACACCCACTAAAATTTATATGGTTGTGTATCATTATTGTAAACTGGTGTTGCAGAGTCTCCATTGGTATCTTCTTGCCTTGGCAGACCATCATTGCACATTTTATTAGACAACTTTGCAGGAATACTTTTGCTTAACATATGTAGTAGATAGCCTGTTCCTGTCATTGATTGCAACACATTATAATTAACTGCATATATGAATAGAGTTGATGCGGGGATATTAGGGGCTAACTCAAGTGTTAAAAGGGGTTCTTGGATTTCTGAAAAGTTGCAAACACCATTTGGCTGCTCTATCTTTTCAGGCTCTAATGAAAACCCAACACAGTGAATAAATGCATTTTGCGGTGCATTTGTATGAATCTTACCAGGTTCTAGAAGTGAGAAAATATTTGCCTCTGTTGTGCGAATCTTATCTCGACCATCAAATGTGAGACGTAGTGTTTTAATTGGGTTTTCACGATTACCTGTTTTTATAGAGTTACTATAATTAAAATAATCATTATTATTTGAAGCATCATTTCTACGAACAACGAAAATTAGCTCAGTTACTAAATAATGTAAGCTTTTTAGTGTAAATGTTGTGTTTGTAGTACCTGCCTGTATACCATATATTAATGTTTGCACTTGATTCATTAGAAATAGTTGCCTTGGTTGAGAAAGGAATTTAACACGTTCAGGCTCTTCTATAACAACATAATCCACAATAATGTTTGCATCTGTTATAATTGGTGGTAAACCAACTATATCAGTATTATTATCATCTGATACAATAAGTGATTTGAAACTGCGGATATCTAGAGCTAGTTCTATGGTAGAGTCAAAGAGATTCATAAGAGGAAATATGAGTGATGAGTTTTTTTGTGTAATATTACGGCAAAACCAAAACTGTAATGGAATATATACTTTGCCACCTTGAAAAGTTGTAGTTGTAAATGTAGATGGTTCGTAACGCTGAATCATAGTATTATATGCAGCTTGCACACCAGGTTTAATAGCAAGTTGACTCCAGATATCTAGCCATTCACTTGAATGTTGATCTATTAGATTTCCTCCAACACGTAAATAAATATTCTGTGTTAGTGCATTTCCTACACCATTACAATAACCTATACTATGGCCATTAACATTTTTCATTTTTGAAATATCCGGAAGAGTTGCTTCTATAACTATATTTGTTACTAAGTCTCCATATTTACCATCTTCATCAAATCTAAATGATGATGTTGCACCAAAATTAAATCCATTTTTAAATGATAACACACGTGTATCCTTAACATAATTTGCATAGTTTTTATATGCATACTGAAAAAATGATACGGCAGGTGCTGCTTTATTTATTAGATAATTAGTAAAGCCTAATTGTGTAAGCGATCCTTCCATAGTTTAATTTAATTTACTTTAGTTTTACTTTAGTTTTAGTTTTATGTATTAGTTTTATGTTTTATTTTTCAGTATATAGTAGTATATTTATTATTACTATTTACTACTATTTACTATTATTTATATGTGTTATTTTATTATATCTAGAACAATAAAGGAGAAAAAAAAGTTATTCAAAGTTATTCAAAGTTATTCAAAGTTATTCATAGTTATTTGAAGTACTGTAGAATAGCCTCCTGTAATATATTTAATAATAATGTGTAACATGAACCCTGTGCTTTCTGTTCTCCTTGTATTATTTGCATTTTAGGTTGTATATGAGTATTATATAAACTAGATATATTGGGGCTATTAATTATATCATTATTATTGTGTGTCTGCATTTGCTCCTGTATTAAATCATTATTATTATTTCTATCATTGCCATTACACTTAGTGTAGCTATTGTCATCACTATCACTATCACCATTAGCATATCCAATGTAAAATGTTACTTTTGGGTTAGCCATTTGTTTAATTAAAGTGGTAAGTGTAACTGTAACTGTAACTGTTCATTAACTAATAACCTATAAGCTACAATTTATCAATTTTTGTTATATTTTTCTTAAATTTAGATATTTACTTATCTAGATATCCAAAACACAATCGGCACAGATATGTGTTTGGATAAAAGTATTATTTTTATTATTTTTATTATTTTTCAATACAAAATAAATTTAACAATTTTCACTAACAATTTTCATTAACAATTTTCATTAACTATTCCAATTAAAAAAAATATTTTTGTTTTTAATATATCTACATGTATTAATATATATATTTACTTTATATTTAATTATCTACTTTCTACTATCTACTATCTACATTAAAATATCAATGACAAATCAAACTAAAACATTATTACACTTTATTGATACAAATAATTCATCAGGCTTAAACAAAGCATTAAAAAAAAATAAACATGAACAGGCTGCTTTACAAGAAGTTTTAAACTATGCTGCACTAATGGGTGATGATCAAAGTATTCGTGTGCTATTTATGAATGGTGCTAATGCAACAACCGAAGCATATGCTAATGCATTTAAAACTACAGCCACACAAGGTCATGGAGGGCATACTTTAGCTGCAGTATATATTAAATCAATCAAGAATAAATTAATTGACCCATCTATTCCTTTATCAAAACTCAACTTAACTATCTCATATAAAAATACAAAAAATACAAAAACAATATAAAATTTAAATTATTTTAAGAATTATTTGAGAATTACATAAGTTATAAAGTTTAGAAGTATTTTTGCTTCCATTGGAACATTATAGCAATTAGGATTATATGTATTAAATAAATGTAACATTACATTATTATTATTTTTATTATTTTTCAATATAAAATAAGTTTAACAATTTTCACTAACAATTCCAATTATTGCACATGCAATGCGTGCACCACTATGTCCAGTTGTCTCTGAATCTTTTTCATCACCCCGACCTAAATCATCTTCATCCTCATGAATAATTAATGAACGGCCTACAATTTCACTAACAGTAAATTTACCAGTTGTAAATGATGTAGCACATTCACCTTTAGAATCCCCTTCTATATTACCCAAATCTCCTGCATGACTATTTTCATCACGTAGCCCACCATGAGTATTACCAGTTGGATTATAATGGGAACAACACGATTTACAACCCTCTCGCAAATCACCATTTACATGAATATGAAACCCGTGCTTTTTATTGCGTTTTAACCCAGTTAAGTTCATAGTAACTTTTACATGGTCATCATACTGCTTAAATATGACTACCCCAGAAATCTTACCTTTATTTGTAGCTGTATCACTTACCGAAAACACAGTTACTGCTTCTTTAATATCTATATTGCTTGGTGCTTGACCCATTTTATATTTATATCTAACATATATAATTTAATATGAAATTAACCTTAACCTTAACATTAACTTAACATTAACTTAACATTAACTTAACATTAACTTAACATTAACTTAACATTAACTTAACATTAACTTAACATTAACTTCAGTATAAAACATTATAAAATTATATATATTCAAATTAAACAAATTAAACAGGTTGTTAGATACCAGTATGTCACGTAATATATTAAATTACAATTTAGCAACAATTGGTGGTATTACTGATGATACGCTCACATCTGGATATATAACTATTAATAATACTATTAAAATTCCACCAACTGCAAATCAAACTTCAAATTCATTAGATAATGCTATTGCATCAATTCTTCTTAAAGATAGTACTAGCAATGGTTTTGGTAAATTTTATGCAATTAGTGCAAGTACTATTAATGGTATATCCGAACTATATTTTAATGGTAATGTAGTTATTACAACTGCAAATTTACTCAATGAATTTGAAACAATTACTGCTAATTATCCAGTTGATTTTTCCAATATTATGATTAATGGTGGATATACAAACTTTCAAAATAGTGCATATCCAAATTCAAATATTGGAGACTTAGGTACTGGATTTCGATATTCATCAAATGGCACAATGCAATTTCGCAATTTTAATACAGATTGGATTGATTTAGTAGATATTACAAGGCATGATCAATTTGCAGAACTTATTGATGTTGATGTCCACACGAATCCTTTGCAAAATAATCAATATATTATTTATAATTCAGCAACTAATCTATTTGTAAATGCAAATCTTGCAATATTAAATGATACACAACCAATGCTAGGTGGTGATCTTACAGTAAATGGTCATAATATGCTTATGAATACAGGGAATTTAAGTATTATAGATATACATAGTAATAAGGTATTAGAACTAAGATCTAAATCAACATATAATAATATTGGTACATATGTTAGAATTGAAAATAATGATGTAGATAGTAGTCCTATAGTTACTGTTGATGGATTGGTTGATGCAGATATAGGTCTCACTTTACAGAGTAAAGGTACTGGTAATATAAACCTTAATGCAACAGAAGGACATATTTTACTTAATTCTGATAGTATTAATGTATCTGGCTATACAGTTAATAGTATATATAGAACAAGTTACCAACCAGGAGGATATCAACCAAGTACTATAACAAATATTCCTATATCTAGTGATACAATTCTTTTCAACTTTGACAATACAAGCACTGTTGGAACCTATTGGGCAAATGTGAGTGTAGGAGTTGATGGGCAAAAGTTAAATCTTATATATAACAATTCAAATAGTAGTGGTGGTATTGATGTACTTGTAGATTTTGGAAATGAAGGGCTAATAACTGGAGGTGGTTTTGCTCAAGGTATACATTTTGATACTAGCGGACAAAGCTCTACACTTATATATCTAGACACCGATATCAATAAATGGCAAATTCTAAACACAGGTGGTGGCATTTTTTAATAGATGTTGATAGGGCTTTGATAGGGTTTTGATAGGGTGTTGATAGGATTAGTAATTTTTTTATTTTTTTATCTTTTTATCTTTTTATCTTTTTAACTTGTGAAATAAAAACTTTGATAAAGAAAAAAGATAAAGAAAATAAAAAATAAAGAAACAATATAATTAATATAAATAGTAAGTAATACATTTAAAATAATAAATTGAATTAAGTATCTAGATGTCAAAATCATTTTTTAATGCACCAATTAATATACCTAAAAATCAACAGTTAACATTTGCTAGCACGCCTGGTGCAATATCACTATCTAGCAATGTAAATGTAAGTCACGATTACAATATAATTTTACCTAGTGATCCAGGTAGTGTTACTAATGTGCTTAGCATTATGAATATTGATGGACCAAATATGTATATGTCTTTTACACCTAAAGCAAATACTGGTCCAACAGGTCCAAATGGTGGGTCAACTTTTACAATGACAAACAACTCGCCAATAAACATAGGTGGCAATGGCAACCCAATTATAGTTAATTATAATACTGCAATATTTGCTGAAGCTACCGGTGATAGAATTGTATCAGAAGAACGATTTAATTTATTAACTACAGGATTATATATTAGTCTTAATTTACCTGATTTAAATGGAATGGAAAATCCTAGATTTTATGTTGGAGGCCGTAATTATTGGGGAACAATATTTTATAATTCAGACCCACTTATTTTAAGTAATCAAATAGTATTTGAATCAAATTATAACTGGTATTCAGACACATTAAATTATATCCCTGGTGATATATTTTCAATATCATATGATGGTTATAATGTTACTTATACTTTATCAAGCAGTGACCCATTATTAGATTTTACAAATACAACACCAATAGATATATATTATTCAACAGAATACTTAGATATTGGATATGAAACTAATTTACCATATATGTATGGTGCAAGTCCTTTCTCTGTTACTATTACAGGGATATCTATGTATGCAACTGGCGAAAAAGGTGTAAATGGTTTAAATGGAATATCAACATTTAATTTATTTGCTTTACAAGGAAATCCAACTATTGAATCTAGCACAGTAATATTAAAAGAAGCTACTAATGATTTAATTACTGCAGGATCAATATATAATCAAGAAGGATATAATCTTGCCGTATCAGGACTATTTTTTAGTGTTAATTTACCCAGTATAACATCAAGCACAATGAGTTTAACTGTAGGAATATCTGACAGAATATATGGTGCTTATTTTGGTAATAGGTATTTTGCAAAACTCGATTATTTTCTTGGCAATTCAACAATTCAGTTTTTTACTTATGGGGGTGGTAGTATTTCACCTATAATATATTATCAACCTAATGATAGATTAACTATATCAACTGATGGTATTAATGTTATGTTTTATATAAATAATCCAATTACATCTGGAACATATTATACCACACCATTATTATATAATAATGATATTTACTATTTATATATTGGTTTTTTATCACAATCATCGTCATCACCATCTGTAGCAGAGTTTAGTGATATTATACTATATGCAACTGGCAAAATAGGGGCAACGGGGCCTACTGGTGCAACTGGACATAATGGTGATATAGGACCTACTGGTTTACTGGCATATACAACACCACTAGATCAATATTACAGTCAAACTGTACTTTTACTACATTTTGATGAATCAACGCCATATTTAATGGCGGATTTATCAGCACAATCTGGGAATTTTATTGTTAATACAAGTTTGTGTGCTAGCACATATTCTGCAATTAGCCCATTTGGTGAAACTAATCAATCATTAAGTTTTGATGGAGTACTACAACGTGCAATATTTCCATATACAACAAATATTTTAGATATTAATGATACTAGTGCAACTATTGAAGGCTATTTTTATTTAAATTCATTGCCAACAAATAGCAATGCAATGACTATATTTGACTTAATTATCAGTAGTCATTTCCATATTTCCTTATTATATTATAATTTATTACCTAATTCATTTCCATTAACATCTGGTGTTGGATTAGTATGTAATCCTACAGGAATTCAAGCACCATTAATTAATTATGAAATTACACTTGATCCAGAAACATGGTATTATTTTGCAGTAACTAAAACAGGTAGCAACAATAATGCTTTACAAACAAATGTATTTAACCTATTTTTAGATTTAGCAAGCAGTGCTAATATTCAATTAAGAGGTATAGGGAATAATCCTCTAATAAATTCATTTATTAGAGGGTTACCAACTTTAAATTTAGGTGCTTTTTTTGATGATTCTGACTATACATATATAAATTATTTAGATGGTAATATTGCTGAATTTAGGATTACTAAAGGTGTTAACCGCTATTTAGGATTATCATCAATTCCTGCATATACAGCTCCATTCCCTAATTATCCATTATCATCATCAATAACCGGGAATACTGGGGATACTGGTGTAACTGGGGATACTGGACCTACTGGTTTACAAGGATTACCAGGATATGCTAGTAATACTGGTGCAACTGGTCCAACAGGTATCATAGGACTAACAGGAAATACTGGTGCAACTGGACCTACTGGTAATATAGGCCCTACTGGTTTACTAGCATATACAACACCACTAGACCAATATTACAGTCAAACTGTACTTTTACTACATTTTGATGAATCAACGCCATATTTAATGGCGGATTTATCAGCACAATCTGGGAATTTTCTTGCTAATACAAATGCGTGCCAATCCACATATGCGCAATTTAGCCCATTTGGTGGAACTAATCAATCATTAGGTTTTAATGGATCAACAAATGCATTACGTTTACTATATAATACTAGTATATTAGATATTGGCAATAATAGTGCAACTATTGAAGGCTATTTTAATATAAATAGTACACCAATTTTTCATAATCCTATTGTAATTTTTGATTTAACACTTAATGATAGGCATTTAATTTTACAGTATAATCTTCCACTTGTTTTACCTCAAACACCGGGTGGTGTCCCTTGTATTCAACTTCTATATAGCACTGATCCAAATGATGTATCACCATTAATTAATTATGAAATTACACTAGATCCTACACAATGGTATTATTTTGCAGTAACTAAAACAGGTAGTAATAACTTTATTCAACTACCAAATGAATTTAACCTATTTTTAGATCTAGCAACTAATACAAATATTCAATTAAAAGGCACTGGTTATCCATTATTTGTAGAGGATATGGGTGCAGCGCAAAAACTGTGCCTAGGTGCTTTTTATGATGGTATGAGTTATACTAATAATCTATCTGGCAATCTTACTGAATTCCGGATTACTAAAGGTGTTAACCGCTATTTAGGGTTAACAACAATTCCTGCATATACAGCTCAATTTCCTAATTATCCATTATCATCATCAATTACTGGTGATACTGGGGATACTGGGCCTGCTGGTGCAACTGGGCCTACTGGTCCTACTGGTTTACAAGGATTACCCGGATATGCTAGTAATACTGGTGCAACTGGTTATATAGGGGCATCAGGTGATACAGGCAATACTGGCGATATGGGACCAACAGGTGATACGGGTTCTACTGGGGTAACTGGTAATACTGGTGCAACAGGAGAACAGGGTATTCCTGGTACAGCAACTAATACTGGTGCTACTGGTGCTACTGGTCCAGCAGCTAATATTATACCAATGGATCAATATTATCAAAATACTGCATTGTTACTACATTTTAATGGATATAATCATACTATGAAGCAAATGTTTATAGATGATTCTTCTGATGGTGTATCTTCTAGTATTAATTATTCATCGTCTGTTCAATCATTTGATGCTATAAGTCCATTTGGTGATAGTAGTGTTTATAAATCTGGTAATTTTAATGGTTCAAGTAATTTTGTTTCAGTTTCTGCTATTAATAAATATGATGTATTTCTTAATGATGGAACAAGTGAATTATTTTTTAAACCTGCATCATTAGATACAGAAAATAAATCTAGAACCATTTATGAAGCCTCTATACAAACATCATCTGGAATGTCTTATTATACTAATAAAATATCACTTTGTCAAACTAATACCAAAATTATTCTTTATATTACATTTGAAAATAATAATATAACACCAATTACTGCAACAAGTATATTGACAAATACTAGTAATTGGTATTATGTTGCAATTACGGTATATAATAATGTATATAGCTTATATATTGGAGATGTTGCTAGTGGATATGCAAATATTGTAAATTATAGTCAAACAGTATCACCAACTATAAATTATAGTAGTAGTGATACACAAACTATTACAATTGGTTCGCCATATGCTATTAACCCACTTAGTTATTTTACTGGTTGGATTACTGAAGTTCGAACAACAAAATATATAAATCGATATCAAGGATTAACATCAATACCTATCCCAACACAACCTTTTCCTAATAGTCCATTAGCATCAGCAGAAACCGGCCATACTGGTATGACTGGCCCTACTGGTATGACAGGTCCACAGGGAAATGTTGGTGCAGATGGAACTGCAACTAATACAGGTGCAACTGGTTATACGGGTCCAACCGGTGCAGGAGGTAATACTACTGCAAATTTAATGCAACTTATTGGGTTTACTGGAACATATAATGGTGTTGCAATTCCAGTTCCATCACCAGTAAATAGTTTAACATTAGTACCTATATTTACATATACTACCACAGTTGGTAAAGCAATTTTATTGCAAACAAAATTTAAATATCAAAATGTTAGTTTAAATGCTGTGCATTCTGTACAGTTATATATTGATAGTGCTTTGAATCAAACAATAACATTTAAATGTGATTCTGGTGCATTAATGTATGTGTTAAATACTATTGATTTTGTATATAATCCAGTAGATAATAGTTCACATACATTCAGTATTTCTGTAAATGTAAATTCTCCTAACCAATTAACATTTGATGGTAATAGCTATATATCTTATCAAATAATTCAATTAACATAAAATACAAAAATATATAAAATGCAAAAATACATTTCACGCATCAAACATCTCATCTTCAATCTTCTTCTTATCAAAAATACCAATTGATGCATCGCGATCCCATTTACTATATGATATTATAATTTCCTTTTCATTTACAATAAGACCTAGAGCATATTCTATCTTTTCACCTGCAAATTTAAATAAATTTGACCAACGTTTAATATTAAATGTTTCATTATCTAATACAACAAGAAAATGATAATATTCACGTGGTTGACAATATTCAACAATATGACATAGAAACCAAGCCTCACCTTCAAATAAAAACCCATTGCTTGAACCTCTAACATGTTTAAAAAATGGCGGCGTGTCTATATTTTTAATAACTTTTAATTTATAATGTTCATCATTTATTGGTGCTAACTTATCTATACCTTCAAACTCTTTGGTAATATCGGTGGCTATATCGGTGGCTATATCGGTGGTTGTGATTGCACTATTTCCTGCACCACAATCAATTTCACCAATAATTAATGGATGCCACTGATATATTACATAGTTACCTATCATTGCCCAATTCTTTTCACATCCTTTATTAAATGGTGTATCCACAGTTTTCCAGTTTAAATAAGGTTTATCAAAATTATATTCTCCGTAACCAATGCTTATATTGCCATTTACAGGGTTTTCACAAGTTCCTACAAACATATACTTATCTAGAGCTGCAACATAATTAACTTTAACATCTTCAATGCCTACATAGCGCATATTCCCATTGGTCGGCACATATTCTAATTTTAAAATAGTGTTTTTCTGTGAATCAGTACTATTACTTATAGGTATAGGTATAGGTTTAAAATCACTATCTAATTTAAATAATTTATTTACAGTTACAATCTTACCATTATTAATATTAAAACGATATGAACCATTTGACTCCAAATAATAATTAACATAACGCACATTAATCCAGTTTTGAGTGATACCTCCACGGTTATCTTGGAAAATGCACGGAGTACTAGCACGCATTTCATAGATAGTATCACACACATTCATTTGCTCTAAACAAGTAAATGGAATTGTGCGTAGCAAATACTTTGATAACTTTGGCGAGTAAAACTTGTAATTTGACAGTGTGTTTTGATAAATACTTTCAGGTGCCATATTAAATAACTTATTAGCAGATTTATGCAAATTGGTAATACCATTATAAAACCCAACAATACATAATTCATATAAAAATTTCCACTGATATACATCCTCATGAATAAATAGCACATCACTACTAGGATATGGAATCTTTAACCCAATATTACAGAAAATCATTGCCAACTTATTTTTCCCTTTTTCACGATAATGACGACATATTTCATAGATTGTTTCACTACGTGTTGAATGATGATTATATCCATCCATCCAAGCACAAAGCCCCATTTCTGGTTGATTAATTGCCATATATGAATGTCCCAAATTCAAGTAAGAATAAAATATTTCTTCATACCACCCGCCTAGTTCAATACGTTTTTTGTAATGTTCAATTGCCTCACCTTTTTGATTACTGTTAAAATAGGAATTTGCCAAATAAAAATAATAACGCCCATTATTAGGTTCTTCTATAATTCCCTGTTTTAAAAGGTGAATATCCCGTTCAAACTTATCTCCTTTTGATCCACCATCACCAATATCATTAATCCATAATGTATCTAATTTACCTGATGTTGAACCCGGTGGCATATCATAATATTCGTGTGTAGGCCCTAAACATTTTGCATCGCAATTTAACTTGATTAACCGCGTATTATAATATGATAGTGAACCACCTTTTTGGATAATAGTATATGAATCACAAGTTAACTGTTTTTTATCAAAAGTGGGTTCAATTACTAGTTTCATATCAGCGTCTACTAATAATGCATATGTTGCTTTATTACGTGCAGCTTGCAATGCAAATGTGCGATTATACCCAAAGTTTTTAAATGGTTCATATATTACTTCACCTTGAATACCCTTTTCAGTAAAGAAATCTATAATAAGCTGAGGAGTATTATCTGTTGATCCAGTATCACAAATTACATAATAGTCAATAATCTTAGATACAGTTTCTAATAGTCGTTTAATAATACGTGATTCATTTTTAACAATCATATTAAGGCATAGTGTTATGTTGCCATTATTATTTGTATTCATAGTTATCTAGTTATCTAGATGTTTATGTGTTTATGTGTTTATATGTTTAGGCTCTTTATTTGATGTGCTAGATAGCTTTAAGTTAAGTTTCTGTTAATTTACTGTTAATTTACTGTTATTTTTCTATGTAAACCTATCTAGACAAGGTAATAAAATAGGTAACAACAATTTTTAGATAAATAACAAAAAAGTAAAATATATAAACTGCAAATATAAGAAAAGTGTACCTAAATAAATTATACCTAAATAAATTTACTATAAGGTAACTATGAATACTATAATAAAAGTACTGCATATATCAAATCATACAGGTACTATTGCAAATGCTAACAGTGTTATTACATATCTAGAGCAGTATGATAAAACTGTTAAATATTCTCTTACAACAATGAAATGGGATTATTCATATTATATTAATGAATCACAGGCAAATATAATATTCACACAATTAAAAGACTATATTTCAACATTTACCGTTCTGTTATTCACAGATACACCTATGTGTGCACGTCCTTTTTTGCAAAATATTGATAGCCATAAATGCTTAGTTATTCAATATGTGTGCAATAGAATAGACTGGGGAATATGGGGAATATGGCAAATATGGCAAATGCGTGATGATGCATTTATGACTATGTTTAAAAAAGTATCTCATCATCAGCGTGTTCGCATTATTGCTGATAATCGCTATGACCAATATTATGCTGAAATTATGAATGTTAAGTTTATATATAATGATTGTGTGCGATTATGTCCTCAATTATGTAATGATATAATTATGCCAGTTGTAAATGGTTACAAACTATTTATTCAAAATAGAGGTAATTTAATTTGCAATTATTCGGAAATATTGAATAGTATAAATGTTAAATATGATGTTTATGGTGAGGATTTTGCAAAATATCGGGATACTAAGCATATTTGCGAATATATTGGTATATTACACTTACCATATCAAGTAAATATACAATCATTATGGGAAAATCTTGCATACAGTATTGTGTATTTTATACCATCAAAGAGGTTTTTAAAAGAGTTGATTGATACTTGTAAATGGTATTATTGGGAGGAAAAGAGCAAAGATATTAGTTTGCTGTGCAAAAGTATTGAATTAAGTGAATGGTATGCAGAAGAATTGAGTGGATGTTTTGAATATTTTGATAGTTGGAAGGAATTAGGTGATAAATATCATACATTTAATTGTAATGTACATGATGTAAGTGATGCTCACAATACACACACATTTCCTGCATGGTATATTGAACGGCGGTTAATAATCTATAAAACAGCACATTCATTAGTTAAATATAATTTGCGCAAATGGCATCTTTTATTTAATAATCTAATAAAGCAGCAACCGCTTGTTGTAACAATGTTTTATAATATTAGGAAAAAGGATAATGACATTAGTGATTTTCATCGTAAACAAGAAACATTTTATGAATTAGCTGCAAATTTTATCCTTAAAATTAAAGGTCCCCTATTTATATGTATGGATGAAGATGATGAGGAATTTCATACATTTGTAATGTCTAAACGGCGTGAATATGGTCTAGCAGAGTTAACATATTGTTACCGTGAAAACTTTGAAAAATCCTATTTCTATAAATATGTTGATCGCATTAAGGAACTCCAAAGCAGCTATCAAATATACAATGGTAATGCACGCCATGAAACCCCACTTTACATTACTTTAAATAATAACAAGTTTTACTATATGGAACGTGCTATTGAACTGAATCCTACTAATAGTGAAAAATTCATATGGCTAGATATGGGAATTAATCATGTTGCTAAAGAACCTTTTTTAATTGAACAGTGGCTAGATACAATACCAGTGGATAAAATTAAGCAGATGTGCATAAACCCATTACTTGAATCCGATAAACATTGCGATATTTTTCATAATATATATCACCATACTGCTGGGGGATTATTTGCAGGTGGTCTACAAATTATGCAAAAATATATTACACTATACAAAAGCAAAACTGAGCAAATCTATAATGATGAAGCTTGGTATCAGATTGATGAAGCAATAATGACTATGATCCAATGGGAAAATCGCGGTATGTTTGACTTTTACTATGGTGATTATGAAGGTATTATTACAAACTTTACAGTGCCTAAATACTCAATTGAACTTATATTAGTAAGTGCAGAAAAATGTTTAAAATTTAACAATACATTAGAAACATTTAAGATAATGAAGTATTTAGAACCCTATTTTATAAGTGAATTACATCAAACAGGTGATGCCCTTTACAAATATATTAACATTAACATTATTTGTAACTATTATCATAATGGAAAGCAATTGCTAGATAGCGTTATAGGACTTATTAACAGTAAACTAGTGAAAGGGTGCAATAGAATGAAGCATATGGTATCTAGCAATGCTAAAAATTTGGAGTTTTATACAAATAAAGATTGTATATGTGAGTGTGGATAATGATGGTGTGTAATGATGGTGGGTAATTATTTATAAGTAGTTTTTTAGCATCAAAAGACAAATTTATACTTTAAAAATTAACTTAAAGATTGTATATTCTATATATCTAGTATTAAACAGCGTGTAAGTGATTAGTGTGATTAGTGTAGCTAAGTGCTCTATAACCCAGTAACTATGCAGACCAGTGAAAATTTAGTTGATGTTGTTAGAAAATTTCTAGCAAAGAATCGTGTTAAGATTATTTTTGGAACACCATGTTTTGGAGGTCAACTACATATTGGCTATTTTCAGAGTATGCTAGAATTATCTATCAACTTTACACGTTTAGGAATTCCATTTGAAGTAATGTCAATTGGTAATGAAAGTTTGATTACCCGTGCACGCAATGGTATTGTTGCCAAATTTATGGGTGAGTCAGATGCAACACATTTAATGTTTATAGATGCTGATATTACATTTAATTGGGTTTCTGTTGTAAAGCTATTAATTAGTGGACGTGAACTATGTGGTGGGTGTTATCCTAAGAAATGTTTTAATTGGGATAAGATTCGTCACCATATTACTAAAACTCCCACTATTAAAGATGATGAGCTAATGGCAAAATCTCTAGATTATGTGTTTAACCCTATTTATGTTCAACAGGGTGACAATATTACTATTCAAATTGATAATGGTTTAGTTAAAGTAAAAGATATTGGCACTGGTTTTATGATGATTCGCAAGAGTGTAATTGCAAAAATGTTTGAAAAATATCCAGATACTAAGTATCGTAATAATGTTGCAGGGTATGGTGTTGAAAAAATTAGTGAGTATTTCTACACATTATTTGACTGTGCCATTGATCCTGTTTCAAAAGTTTATTTAAGTGAAGATTATTTATTTTGTAAGAGGTGGATTGATATTAGTGGAGAATTATGGCTAGATCTAAATACTAACTTAAATCATACAGGATTATTAGACTACCGTGGATGTTTATCGATTACTATTAATGAGGTAGATGTGCTTAATAAAGATGCACAGATTATGCGCCAACAACTGGAAAATGATGCTAAAATTGCAGGTAAAACTGGAATGGTTAGTAGTGGTGGTGCTGGTACTGGTACTGGTACTGGTACTGGTACTGGTGCTACTTGTACTACTACTGATTCTTCTACCGATAAACTTACACGAGAAGACTTAAAAAATAAAATGCGTGCTAAGATTTCAGGGATGAGTGATGAGCGAAAGAGAGGGGATGTTAAGGATGTTCGGGATAGTAGCGCTGTACCAGCTGGTAATTGTGATGGTGAAGTTTATAATCAAATAGATAATACTAATCATTGTTAAGTTTATAGCTTTATAGCTTTATAGCTTTATAGCTTTATAGCTCCACTTGCACTTTTATATTTTATATTTTATATTTCGTATTTTTCTTTTTCTTTGTTAAATATAAATACATATAATATCAATAATATCTAGACAATGAGCCTATCAAAATTAAATAGTAGTTTTGATATTAAAAATAAATGGCAAATTTTATATGCAATTGGTGCAATTGTGTTATTAATTGTGTTAAACTTTGTATATAAAAGAATAAAAAAACAGGAAAACTTTATGGTGCTTACTGAGCTACAGGATCTTGCAACTAATGGTGAACAAGTATTAATAAAAAATTTAGATTTAGTTACTTTTTCAAATAGTAAAATTGGCTCTAGTTTTGGTTCTGAAACTGGCGGAAATACACTATTAGATATATTTAGTGATATATATGGTAAAATTAATGATAATACTATTAATATTGCTACTAATACTAATGATATTATAGGGAATAATAATGATATTAACATATTAAAAACTAGTAATGTTACTGTTTGGAATACTGCAAATCAAGCTTTAACTGTTGCAAATAATTTAAGTCCTTTACCTGTTGGTACAATTATTGCATGGAATTCATTGACATTACCTGATGCTACATGGGCTTTATGTGATGGTGCGAGATATTCATATATTAATGTAAATGGTGCAATAGAAAATGTACAAACACCTGATTTACGTGGTAGGTTTCTTTTTGGTGCTGGTTATAGTAGTAATACTGTTGCAGAATGTGCATTTGGTACTATAGGTGGTGAGGATGTACATGTTTTAAATATTGCAGAAATGCCAAGTCATAATCATAGTCATAATATAAACCGCTCAGGTAGTGATAACTGTGGACCGGCTAATAGTTTTGATTGTGGAAATTGGGGTAGTCTTGCTTCGGCAGTAATAATTAATAATACAGGTGATAGTCAACCACACAATAATATGCCACCATATTATGTTATTAATTATATTATGAAAGTTTATGCTAAGCTTAGTCAAGTATCTACATCTGCATTAGCACAACCAGCTCCAACAGTTGTAAGACGTGTTATAGCCTGATATACCCACAGCTAATACTGCACTTAACTACAATAATTTTTTTGTAATTATTTTGTTAGTTCAGTCTAATAAAAACTATCATAAATTATTAATTCTGTTATGCCAGCATTATAAATACTTATATTTTTGAAATACTGGGGTTAATTAAAAAATAAAATTTTAACTTTATTATTTATATGCAGATATCACCAATATCACCAATATCACCAATATCACCTATACCCACCCATGCACTGCTAGCACCCGTTTAAATGCATCCACAGCTTCATCTTTAGTATATCGAGTATTCCATCGTTCTTCATCTATTTCACCTTTACCATCGCTAATTGCCATTTTAATTTGTGTAATAATATTTTCAACATTAAGTGTTGGGGACCACCCTTGATTTGTTAACATCTCCATACAAAGACTACCACCTACAGTTATATGACCAGAATGAAATTTAAAATGCGGATATACAACTCTGATAAACGGTGGTTCAAAAGGATAATTGTCTTTAAACGTTATCTCAATTTCAATATAAGATATTCCAATACGGAGCATTTGCTCTGCGAGTTGATCGTTATCCACACGGAAAAGTTGTATTGTCCACACATTGATATTGTCTTCACCTAATATTATATTAAATCCCAATTTTTCAGGATCCTGTTTTTTAATCTGTGCATATTCCCGCATAAGCCGCTTATTATGTATAGTTGTTACATTGCGTAATGCTAAGTCTTCTGTTTTTTTTTCAAATTCTTTTATCTTTCCAGCATTCAATTTATGATTAATAGCAGCAAATATACCCTGTGTTACTTTGTGCATTTTAGAATAATGTTCACGGGATTGTGCAGATGACTGAGCGTGTGATTGTACTTGTGACTGGAAATTATTTTTAAAATGCAAGATAAACCTGAGAATAACTGCTTGTTCATCATTAACTACATAAATTGAGTTACCTTTGTACCAATCATTTTTTTCAGGATTCTTCTTAACCTCAAATATAAAAAGCACATTTGATGCTTCTAATATATCCGATGCATTTGATGCAGCTAGCGTTTTAGTATTTGTATTTGTATTTGTTGAATATCCTAGTGACATATTAATATCATTTGAAAAATACATTCCATCACCATATGCATTTCCATTAAGGAAAAATTTGCTCTTTGAGCCACTTTGTGTCCCACATTGGAGACCATTACACATAATTGACCGCACATTTTCAATACGAGTCCCATGATAAAGATAAAATGTATCAGCATCCTTAAATTGATCCTCTTTTAATGGTGTGTGAATAATCTTATATTGCTGAACTGCAGAGTTAATCTCTGACTGTAAACATTTTATACTTTCAGCTGCATCCTTTTGCTCTATAATAATAATATCATCTGATGTCAATAAATTATATGGCTTAATCATTGTGTTATTACTCATAAGAACAAATTTAATAAAACAATATGTATGCTCACCCAGTTTTTCAATAATTTCTAAATCCGAATATGATGATTCAATTGCAGCAATTAACATATCTAGATCTAATTGTAAACCAAACGTCTTAATAAGTTGTGTTAGTGTTTGGTGCTGTTGCTGGTGATGTGTTGCTTGTGCAAGTGGTTGTATTGCCTGTGCAAGTGGCTGTGTATCTAGCACTGTATTTTCTACATTTTCTGTACTATTTTGTTTAATATATTTTTTCCAAGAGTATGGAATAGGTTCAAATACAATGGTATTACGTGTGTGTGTAAGTGCTTTTATTGCTGTTAAGAGTAAAAATTTTATAATGTCAATATTTTGCTTATACTCAAGTACTGTGTTATCACGTTGATAAGTGCATTTAGAAATTTCATAAAGTTCAAGTGCAGTTAATGGTTGCAAAGTAGGTTGCGAAGTAGGTTCTGAAATGGAGTTTTGAGTGAGTTCTAATGTAGATTGCTGTATAACTTCAGCATTTTTCTTAGGGCGGCCAGGCTTACGTTTAATTACAGGTTGAACTGTTTTTATATTGTCAGTCATTGCCAAGTAATGTTAAGTATTAACTAGTATTTATATTTGAAAAAATCAATTTTATATTCTTTAAGACAGTTAACAGATAGTTAACAGATAGTCAACAGATAGTCAACTAAATAAAATTGAATATAAACTAATATTTATTGTATAATATAATACTTGACAATATTTGACAATACTTGACAATACTTGTCAATTATGTCAGCACGTTTATGTCCATATAAATCAAATACTAAAAAATTAGGAGATTTTTTAAATCTTGAATTAATGATTCCAATGAATCAGCGAGAATATTCTTGGACAGAAAAAGAAATAAATTTATATATTAATGATATTAAAATTATTTTTGAAGAAAATAAATATATAGAAAGATTAGGCTCAATAATTATATATAAAGGTAATAATAATATAAATGAAATTTATGATGGTCAACAACGTACAATTACATCTATATTACTTCTATATGCAATTGGATTAATCTCTAATAATAAAGATTTTCATTACGATATTATTAAAATGTTATCTATTGAAAAATATAAAAAAATTACAGAATTGCATAGTGAACTGCATAAACGTCTCAAAATTAAATTTAATGATATTCAAACTTTAATTATACCCAAAATTTATTGTGTTAATCCTAATGATATGGATACATTAGTTGAAATATTTAATGATAAATTACATCATTATATGGAATATATAGCAAATATAAATGATGTACTCACTTACAATAATGATATGTCTAATAATGAGCATTCACAAGATCAAGAAAATGGTGTTGACTATACTCAGAATGATATTGAATTAAAATATATATGTAGTTTATGTAATGCAGAGTTAACTACTGAAAAACATTTTATTAAACATCTAGATATACAACACTTAATAAAAATTAAATACTCTACAAATTCTAAAATTTATAAAGCATATTTTGATATTTATGAAAAAATTAAAAATTTTATGTATGATAGTAATAAGCTAATAGAGTTACATAATTTTATTATAAATGATATTGAATTGCAATTATATGAATGTACAGAATCCGACTATGTAAGCAAGATTTTTGAATGGGAAAATAATAGAGGTATTGAAGTTGCTAAATTAGATTTAATTAAAAATCCTATTTTAATAAAAATTCCAGATGATAAAAAAGTTGAAGTTTATGAAGAATGGGAAATATTACGAAAATTAGAAACCAATATATATTCAAATTTTGGACAACGCTTATTTGAAATTGCAATTCAACTATATAATTCAGAAGAAAATAATAAAGAATTTACTAGAATTTGCGATTATAATAAATGTTATGATCCAATTATAAAAAATAGTGATACATTTAAAGAATTAAAAAAACTCTTTTCAATTATTAAAAAATTAAATGATATTTATAAACAAATTAAAAATCATAAATATGGTAAATTAATTACAACAACTAAAACAATAAGTTTGCAATGGGAAGCTTATATGTGGTGTTTATTACCTATATTTTATAAAAAAAACACTATTGATGATAAATTAATTAAATTATTAGTTAAATGGTATTTTAGAAATTTAGAATATAAAAATATTTCATTTAATAATTTAGCATATAGTAATGAGTTTTTAAAAATTATTAATGAATATTTAAAAAATAATGCATATGATTACTATACTCAATTTTATGAGTGCTTAAAATTAAATGCAAATGAATCAATTAAACAATATTATCAAAAACACTTAAAAGATATATGTTTTACACGGATTAAAGCTACATATTTATTATTATTTCTAGAAACTTGTGATAATACAGATAAGCATATTGTTAATTTAGAACTTACATTAGAACATTTAATACCACAATCAAAAAAAACAGATTTAACTGATATTAAAAATATTAGTAAACTTGGTAACCTAACATTATTAGAAGGTTCAAATAGTTCAAATGGTCATAAAGGTAATAGCTCACTAGGCGCAAAAGAATATAGTGCTAAAAAAGATAGCTATTTAGAGAGCTCAGCAAAAATAACTAGAGATATTGTTGCACAATTTCCTATAAAATTTGAAGAAGCTGATATTGAAAAAAGATCATCAACTTTAATTAAAAAATTAGACAAATTTACAAATTATTTTGCATAATGTATTACTAATTTAGAAAATTTTAAATAATTTTAATATTTTTTTCATTTTTTATAAAAAAATAAACAATAAGTTTTATTACTATTATTTATATTTACATTACACTTACATTTCACTTACACTTACATTTCATTCTGATAGTATAGTTTCCAGATACGTAAGTTACCTTCCCGGCCAAATCGCTGAGCCCTTCCAATTACCTGCATTTCAACATCGCTATGCATTTTATGAATAATGATAATGTCTGTAGTGTTTTCTAAATTTGTACCACTACCAAAATATTTTGAATTAATCATTAAGCAATCAATATCACTATTTCGATAACCATCAATTTGCTTATCAATAGCTGTCCCACTGCCCTTTAATCGGCCATATGCCAACTTATACTTATCTAGAATAGCAATTACCTTTGTATTCAATGCACTCTCATATTCAGTAAATATTAGCACTTTTTTCTTATCATTAGAACAAATAATACTAAATATACGATCCATATTTTCATATTTTGCAAAGTCGCCAGATGTATTTTTAATAAACTCAATTTTTTCTTCAAATTTCATCTCATCAAAAGATGTTTGTTTATTTTGCTTACTTTGCTTACCTTGCGTGCCTGTTGCACCAGTTGTATCCCTTACAATTAATGAAATTAAATTATTAATTAATAAACCTAGATTACAACAAGGACACTTGCCACTTTTATTAAGCGCCATTGTAATACATCCAAGGCACATTTTCTTTTGACAACACGGAGTAATGCATGGGTTTGATATATCGTCATAACAAATAGGACAGCTATCAACTGCGGAAATTCGCTCTTCAATACATACAATCTTATTTTGCAAATCTGCAATAGCTAATCGCAAATTCTTAGTACCTTCTGTTTCATATTTAGCAGTGTAATTTGGCTTATTCAAATTAATTTGAAGAGCGTATTCCTTCAATTTAATATCATCTTGATATTTTTGTGTAACCATTTTAATAATGTCATTTTCAGTTCCTGTTATACATTCTAATTTATCAATGATGCCATCAACATCACCGGCATTTAGCATTTTCATAATATCGTGGGAAACTATGCCATTAAGTATTTGAATATTTAAGTTATCTTTGCAAATAATAATTATATTGAGTACTTCTGGTAACAGCATAGATTGCTCTATATACTTTGGATCATTAATTAAGAATAATTTATAGTTTTCAGAAATATTGGAATATAATTTATTTGCACAATTAAGTATAAATCCTGTTGATAATATACAGCGTTCTCTAATTGTACGCCTATATCCATATGTATTAGGTGGTCCAAAAGTCACATTATATCCATTGTGTGTTAGCAAACTGCTAATAGAACTTGTTATAAGCCACGTAAAATTATTAGGGATTTCTATTAGATTAACACCTTTAATGGAATTACATTCATCAATAAGCACACGGTTTACAATATAGTTGCCACGATTAATATACATCACTAACAAATTATAAAAAGTTGCACTTACTAAAATTACATCTAGTTTTTCAACACGTTCCTTATCTATATGACCAGATCGTTTAATATATGTACTATAGTCGTTATACTCACTATACTCACTCTCACCAACCTGTAGTTTACTTTCTAGATTTGCACTTGTAGTTTTTATAATTTTATTTAACTCAAGTGAATTTATTTTTCCAAGACCATAACGTATAAGTCTAATTTTGGTATCAAGTTTATATATAAGTTTATATATAGTAGTTTGTGTAAGTGAATTATATAGTCGTGTTTTAGCTTCACTTTTTAGTTTTTTTAATTCTTCTTCACATTCTTTTAATTCTTTAAGCTCCTTTTTAAAAAGGTCATCGATAGTTGGATGTGCAATTGGATGTGCAATTGGTTCTATAATTGCTGCTGCTACACTTGCTTCAGTTTGCATTTTTTGTGTTTCTTGTGTTTCTTGTACTATTTCTGCAGTGGGTTTTTTCTTAATAATGGTGACTTTACGTTTTATAATTACCTCAGAGGTATCTAGCATTGGTCTTTTTTCCAAGGAGGATAAATTTGGAGATATTGGTATTTCTAATGAAGTAGCAACTGTATTTTTAGTAGAGGCAGATTTAGGAGATTTAGGAGATTTAGTAGTTTTTTTAACTTTTCCAGAGCCTTTAGTACTTTTTTTAATACCATCATCAGCATCACCATCAACATCATCAGCAGCATCATCATCAACATCAACATCATCAGCAGCATCATCAGCATATATATCATCTTCCTTTAGTCTGGAGTTCAATTTAATTTTGGTTTTTGCAAACATACAATCATTTGCAAGTTTATACACATCCTGTGCTTTTCTAGCAACATAATATTTCAAACCGGATTTACTCAAGTATTTTTCCCATTGTCCGACTAAACCATGAGGAACTAATAAAATATTAGTGTCAAGTTTTTCTTTGTTTTGGTTAAATTCTATTTGGCTAGAACCACATGTTGTATTTCTATATGGTATTGGAATATGTTCAATGCTCTTTTTCTCTTTAAGAAGTGATGTTACTATATATGATTTACCAGAACCTACTTTATCACATAGCAAACCTACATTAGTATAGTTCAGCGTGGAATGTGATGTAGCTGTAGCTGTAGTTGCATCTACTATAGGGGGTATAGGTGGTATAGGTGGTATAGTTAATATACCAGCAACACTATCACTAACACTACTATCAGATAAAGCTAGGGGTAGTGGTGATGGAGTTGTTTTCTGTAAATACTGTACTTTATAAACTTGTTTTTCTAGATTAATCATATAATATAAGCTTGTTTGTTGATGTTTTTTAAGAGAAATTTCTCCAAGTGAACAACTTAAACTATAAGTTTTACTTGAGTCTAAATAATAAATATCATGATTGGCAAGTGCTTTATTATTTATAACATTAGGGTCTATTGTAAATAAAGGTTCTGTAATTGACTGAATATTATTAATTAGTCTTTTAAAACCATTTACATTTTGACCTAAATTAAAGTTCAAAGATAAAGTGTTAATAGAAAAGTTTGCATTATCAGTATCAGTATCATTAGCAGTATTAGTTGTTATCGTAGTTATATCATCTAGATCACCTATAACAATTTCATCACAATTCTCACTATTATCCATAACAAATTCTTCATTTATAACAGATCTAATTGCAGACATTGGATTACAATGGATTACAGTGAATTATAGTGTAGTATATTATTTTATAATCTATTACAAAATTCAATTTTTTAATATTAGTTTAATAAAAAATATAAAATTGCTATCAAATTGCTATCAAATTGAATTACTATCATTATTGCTAAGATATTCATAAGTTTCTTTAATTAACTTATATGATTTTGTAAATACATTTTTAAGACTTCCTTGTGTTAAAGATGTACCAGGAGTTCCAGATGTGCCAGATGTACCAGGAGTATTAGATGATGATGAATTTGTTGGACTATTTTTTACAAATGTATTATGATTAGTTATATTTCGATTATTTCGATTATTTTCATTTTTAATATCTATAGGTTTAGATACACTAATAGGTCGCATATAATTATTATAATCTATATTTTGAGGAATATCATCCTGTTGTAAATCACTCAAATTTACACTTGTAGATGGTATTGGAGAATCAAATGTATTATGTGAGTGCTGTGATTGCAAGGGCAATAAATTATGTATAAAGTCATGAGGAGGTGTGCCTTTAGTTAAACTATCATTTTCAGAAAATTGTGATGATTTTAAAGTAAATGTAAATTGTGATATTAATTTACTTGTTTTTAATGAATATATTTGTGATTGTTGTGATTGTTGTGATTCTAAGTTTTGCTTTTGCTTTTCAATATTTAAAACAGAATTAATTGCTTCATTTTCTTGTGTATTATTTAGTATTGGAGATATAACAGGTATAGGAGGTATAGGAGGTATAGGAGGTATAGGAGGTATAGGAGGTATAGGAGGTATAGGAGGTATATCAAGTATACACATCTCATTAGAGTTTATAATATGTGCATTTACTATTGGTATTTGGATATGTTTACTTGGTAAACTTGGTAAACTTGGATGTCGAAACATATCTGTACCTGTATCTAGCAATGTATAATCTAATGGTTGCTCAATAAAAAGGTTATCTGCATCTATTAATCGGTTTGATGTAAACCATTTATGTTCAAAAAATGCAGACCAGTGTATACGCTTTGTCTTATCTGTATTTAACAATTTATAAAGTAAATCATAACACTCTACAGATATAAGAGATCTATCTAATTTACCTATTTTATCTATTTTATCTAAATTAAATGATCCTGAAACTTGTGCTTTTAATTGTACTAAATTAATAGCTGTATATGGTGTAGTTCCAGATATCAATTCATAAAGAATTATTCCAATAGACCACAGATCGGAATTAACACCATATGCATTTTTATGGAGAATTTCTGGAGACATATACATTGGGCTTCCACAATATGTTGTAAATAAATCTTCATGTACATCTTCATCTTGTGTTAAAACTTCTCTAGCTAAACCAAAATCCGTTAGTTTTATAGTTACAGGACTTGATAGCAAAATATTTTGTGGTTTCAAATCACGATGTACAATATTATTATCATAAAGATATTTCAATGCATCACGTATCTGGAACATATAATTTTGCACATATTTTTCAGTAAACTGCCGTTTTGCTTGAAACTTATGTAAATCACCATATTCACAATATTCCATAATTAAATAAATTATATTGTCAGTACTATTTGAAATAATTTCATATAGTTTGACAATATTAGGATGTGAGAGTTTTTTATGTATTTCTAATTCTCTTTTTACATAGGGTTTTAAATTTGCTACACTTGTAACACGTAATTCTTTAATTGCAACTGGTAGTTTAGTATAGCAATGGTACCCCCTATGTATTGTTGCAAATGCCCCCTTTGAGATATTTTGATGCGTAATAATATACTCACCTATTTGTCTCATGCAAGCAAGTGCGTGTAGTAAGTTTGTAATACTACTATTATTTTATGATGTTTATTTTATGATGTTTAATTTATGATGTTTAATTTATGATGTTTATTTTTAAGTTTTAATCCTAATACATGTGATAGCTTTAAATTATTGCACCAAAACAGATTTATATATTTATATATACTAATAATACTAATACACTTAGTTAGCAAAAATGTTTAATGCATTTACAGGATTATTTAAAAGTAGGGATTCATTTGGTAATGCAATATCACGTACTAAAAAAAGTGAATATAAACTTATTAATAACTATGAAATTATGGATGAAGCCATTAAATCTTATCAAAAAACCTATAAAGACCATATGCAGAATTTAATAACCATTGATGATTTTGCAAATTTTAATGGAATGCAAAAGGTATTTAAAGATATTATTATAAAAAAAAATTTTAAACATGGTGAAGTTGATCGTAGTAATCCATTATTGTTTAGAAATTATTTAATTAATGATATTGTTACTCCTACTGAATTTCGAAAACAACATATTATACAGCAAGTACGCTATATACTTAAAAAATATTTTGCAGATAGAGAACATCAATTTATTAAAGATATTGGTGCAGAAGTTGGAAAGAATAGTGCATTAATAACTATAGTTACAATTGATGAAAAAAATCATGATCGTGAAGTTAACTATAGTGATAAAAAAGCTTTTTTACTAGATATTAATGATATGAAATCTAAATTAAAAGCTATTATAGGAAAAACTAAAACAAAAATTAAAAGTAATGATAGAATGAGTTCTGTTAAAAGTTATAGTATTAGTGATAATAGTCATAGTCATAAACGTAGTAAACATAATAGTACTGTTTTAGCAAATAATATAAATAATAATGCAGGTCGTGATGTAGGTCGTAATAATCATAGTAATCGTAATAGTAGACATAGCTCCAGTACTAAAAAATCACATAGGTTATATAGCTCCTCTGCAATCTCTAGCAACTCTAATAAATATTTACCAAGTTCATTTAATCTTAAAAAAAGTGAATATAAATCTTCTGTTGTCGGATTACCAAATAATTTTAAAGGATTAGTTACACCAAGCTCTGAATCAGCAATTTCTGTATTTAAAGCTAAACTACCATCAGACAAAAAAATTAATGGTACTACAGGTACTATAGGTACTACAGGTACTATAGGTACTACAGGTACTATAGGTACTACAGGTATTGTAGATCCTAATAATCCACAACTAAGTAATAAGGTAGGAGTTGCAGGAGCTCCACACTGTGAATCAATTATGGACTCTGAAACGTGTAATAAAAATCAGCCTAGATGCTTTGTAAAACCATGGAATGGTACATGTGCTACAAGTACTAGACCTCCCCGACCTCAATTTCCATATGCTGGACCAGGTGCTGGACCAGGTGCTGGACCAGGTGCTGGATCTCACCGACCTCCATTTGGTGATCATGGTGGTCACCATTCACCATTTGGTGGACCTCAGATATTGCAACCCACATTTGCATCGGCCCCTCCTCCTCTCATGTAAATGATATTAAACATTAGTAAATATACCACAAATATAATATATATAAATTGTAATAATAGGGAAATAATGGATACATTTTTAAAACTCACTTCTAATAAGGCAAATAAAAATTGTAATTGTATAACACCTTTTTATATAAATGATATTACTGGGATAAATCCAAACACTGGTGGAGATTATACAGATGATGACCGCAATATAGTTAAATCATCTATGTATCGTATATCTAATGCACGTGGATGTAATGTAGGTGTTTGTTGCGATCCAAATGATCCATTTACATCTATTGATCAAACATTTATGGATCAATTTAAACAAACATATCCTAAAGTTATGCCTATTTATAATGGCACCTTACTAAATAGTATTAAACTCTCTACAAAATCTCAAGTTAAACAAAGTGGTTGGCAAGTACCAACACCATATTTAGTATGCAAAGTTACTAAAGCTACTATAGTTCCAACATCAGACCCTACACTTTTTACTGCTACTAATCTTGTGCAAGATTGCTTTAGTGATTCATGTACTGATGTTGAAAAAATGTCATTGCAAAATCTTATATCTAAAACTAAAACTGAAATGCAAGAATATACATATATGGATGATGCTGCTGTTGCAACGGCAATTCGTGATGGTAATACTGATGGTGTTAAACAATTTATTCGCAAATATAATAGTGTTGATGCACCTTTAACATTTGATGATTACAATAATCGTATGCTTCATATTGCTGCTATGAGCACTAATAAAAATATAATGACTATTATAGATTTACTAATAAAGCTTAAGGCAAATATAAATATTCGCAATAAAAATAATGAAACACCACTACATCTTGCTTTATCTTCTAAGAATACAGCAGTTGCCAATCGTCTTATAAGTGTAGGTGCTAATTTAACAATAACTAATAACCTTGGTGAAACACCAATATTTTATGCAATTAAGTCTGGCGATATTGGTTTAGTACGTATGTTATATAATGCAGGGGCGCCTCTTCTTGTAGTAGATAATAAAGGCAATAACCTTATTCACTATGCAATTATACATGTTAAAAGTAATGGTACGGGGTTATCTAACCTTTCAAACCCATCAAACTTAACTCAAATACAAAGCATAAAAAGCACAATAATTAAGTTTTTGCTAGATAATGGTGTTAACTCTGAAGCTACTAATAATGCTGGCCTTACACCTTTAGAGTTGGTAAAAAAACGGATAGATAAATATGACAAGTCTACGCCAGAAGAAATAAAAGGAGATAATGATTGCAATGGTGATGATGGTGGTGATGATGGTGATGATGATTCAAATTTTATAAATCAAGTTAAAGAGGCATTTTTTAATATTAAACCTGTTCGTGAATTTTTTCAAGGTGCCAATATTGCTGATGTAAGTAAAATGACACCTGACCAAATTTCACTAATGGAAATACAAACAATGTTATTTAATAATGTGATACGTAATAATCCATCTAAGTATAGTGGTTATATAAATGTTGGTGACCTTCCCGCAGGTTCACCAATTGATGTGCTAGATACTGTATGTGTTGGTGGAACTAATACTGGTAATGAAGATAGTACTACTTGCAATGCAAATGGTGGTCAAATTGTAAAAATTAAAAATAAAACTACTCTTGTAAAATTAGAACTATTACCTGAAAAGCAAAGTGCAATAGATACTGTAAAGCAATGTGATTTATACTTTAAAAAAATTGGTGATAAATTTCCAATAGGTACATCTCCACAATCTGTATCGTCTTATAATCAACTTGCTATGGGCGCTATACCAACAAATGAAAATAATATTATTACAGCACCAACAGCAGGCATTACATATAATGTTGGCAATTCTAGCAATAATACAGTTGTACGCAAATCTATTCAGGATACTACTACACAGGATACTACTACACAGGATACTACTACACAGGATACTACACAAGATAAGGATACTACCACACAACCTACTATACAAGCATCAATACCAACAGAACACCCAGTTATTAGTGCTGATCAAATAGCTTCTGGTAAACAGGCTGCAATTAACAATGCTACTAGGCTTGCAACTTCTACGACTGCATCAAACTCTATATCAAGCTCTATATCAAAAACTGCATCAAGTGCAGTGTCATTTATTAACAATAATATCTGGATTTTTGGAATAATTATTTTAATTATACTTATAGCTTTAGGTGTAAGGGCATTTATTCTTATGAGAGGATCGACGTTATCATCATGATCATCATGATCATCATAATCATCATGATCATCATAATCATCATAATCATCATGATCATCATATTAACTATACATATGTATATACTTTGCTTTATCTCTATCATCTTCATCCATATTTTTAGCTTTTATTTCTATAAATATCTTAAAACCTTCATTAATATCTAAAAGGGATATTTTCTTTTTACTAGATATTAATATAGTTTCAGTTTCTATCATAAGTAACCGCTTAGAATGCGATTTTTTGCAACACGCAAAAAGGGTTGTCATGTCTCCACCAAAATGCGGGAATTCTTGATGATGAGCAGTTATAAAAGCTGTTACCTCTTCTAGAGATGCAGATAAATCCCACTTCTGGTCACCAACATATTTCTTAAAAATTAGTGCTAATTCACCACTATTATAGCCATCAATAGATAAATGATGAGTAAAACGGCGAGCTAAACCCTCATTTTGCGCAAAAAATTTCTCATAAATAGGTTTCTTATATCCTGCAATAATACAGGCCATCTCATGAGCATGCTCTGACAAAAACATATTAATAATATCAATGCACTCCTTTGCAAAATCTTTTTCACTAGTAGGTGTAAGTGAATAAGCTTCATCAATAAGCAGTACACCACCTATTGCGCTTTCCAGCACTTTACGTGTTTTAACAGCAGTTTGACCAATGTATTCACCAATAAGATCATCTCGCTTAACTGAAATTACATTATTAGTTTTTAGAAATCCAAGACGATTATAAATATTCGCAATAATGTATGTTAATTGTGTTTTACCTACTCCAGGTGGCCCTGTTATTACAGTATGCAACATATCTGTGTTTTTATCATCTAAACACTGAATATAATAAATTAACTGATCAAAAATAATTTTTTTAACATTTTCCATACCTATCATATTATTTAACTGTGTTAATGGCTCAACCAAAGCATTTAGTTTCTTTAAATTCAAATTATACCGTTTTTTTTCAAATGGTATATATTTTTTACCTAATACGATAAGGTCATGTATATTCTTAATATTAGGTCCTAACCATTCAAAAGGATAGGTGGCATACTTAGCTGCATTTGCTGCATTTGCTGCATTAGCAGCATTATCAAAACTTTCGGTATTCCTATTATTTACAATTGGTTGAGCATGTGGCATAGTTCGACAAGGGCTTGAATTTGCATTTCCTTTATTATTTTTTTCATTAATATTTGTAATTTGTTTCATAATACTTGTAAAAAAGTCAAATGTTGGCATTATATGGGTTAGTGATGGTTGTGGTGGTTGTGGTGGTTGTGGTGGTGGTTGTGGTGGTTGTTGTGGTGGTGGTGGCGGTGTTGTTGAAGTAGTCGAAATATTTGAAATATTTGATTTAGGTGATGTATTTACACTTTTATCAGTAGTTTTCTTTTTAGATGTTTTTACAGTTTCATTACTTTGTTTATTGCTACCTTTACGTTTAGTTGATTTAGCTTTAGGTGGAATATTAGAATCATCAGGATCATTATAGTCATTATTATCATTATCATCATTATCATCATTATCATCATTATCATCATTATCATCATTATCATCATTATCATCATTATCATTAGGTGTAAAACTAAATATAAAACGTAATGCCGGCTTATTAGGTGGGGAAATTGCAGCAGGATCATTATTATTATTATTATTTAATAAATTTGTAACTGTAGGGCTTGTATTTGAGTTTTGACTTGGTTGCACAGGTAGCTGAAATGGAATGATTGGAGGATTTGTAAAAAAATTTATAGTAGATGGGATTTGTTGTGGTGATGAATGTGGTTGTGGTTGTATAGATATTATTGGATGATACTTATCACAAGAATTCAAAAAATAAAGACAATCACTACATACCATACGACCATTATAGGTTCCAGGTATAACTATATATCCATCAATTTCTAAATCACATTCTGTACATATATTAATAGTTTTAGATTCTTTTGGTATAATAAGCTTAGATGGCTTTGCATTTTTTTTTTTATTACTCATATTTTAATTATTTTAATTATTTTAGTTAATATTAAAGCTATATATATCTTTAAGTTATTTTGGATATTACTAAATATTACTAAATATTAAATATTACTAAATATTAAATATTACTAAATAAAAATGGAGCAACCCTGGATGATGATTTTACACTCATTAATAATTGGAATTGTATTATACGTATTTATGCTATTTGGATTAGGTCAACAAAATGAAATTGCTCAAAGTAGAAGTATTTTAATAGCAGCAATTATTTTGATATATATGATTTTATTTGGCCATGGATTACCTACAAAGTTAAATAAAATTTAAGTAAATTTTATTTAATTTTATATGTATTGATGTGCATTTTTCCCTTTTTTAGTATTTTTTACACCTTCACATTTAAAACAGTTTAAACAAATTTCACTATATATTTATATCTAGCATCTAGTATCTAGTATAAATCCTTTGCATACTTTTCATTAAAAGTACACAATTAGTATTTTTACTAAAATTGAAATTGATATATAGATATTTATTTACTACATATCAATAGCAAGTAATGTCAACTGTTAAAGGAAAGAAGAAAACTGTTACAATTACACCTGCAACAAACAAAATGCTAGATGCAAAAGTTAGTGATGCAAAGGTTAGTGATGAAAAGGTTAGTGATGAAAAGGTTAGTGATGAAAAGATTACTGAAAACCCTGTAAAACAGGAACCTCAAAAAACACAAAACTTACAAGGCGCACCTAATCCACTAGAGTTTGACTACTTTAGCGATTCATTTACTATTATTGATACTATTATGAAGCAAAATGATAATCGTGAACTCTTTTATCATCAGCATACATCCTATAGACAATTTATTGAAAAAGATATTGGTGATATTATTAAACAATTTAACACCCGTAAATTATACTTTAACTTTGAACCTCTAGCCAATAAACATAGGCTAGAACTCCATATTGATTTTCTTAATTATAATCTAGGGCGGCCAACTATTCATGAGAATGATGGTAGTTTTAAAGTTATGAAGCCAGATGTTGCGCGTTTGCGTAATCTTAGCTATAGTGCCCCACTAACTCTAAATATTAAACTTACACGTATCTTGCGAACCTCAAGTAACCCTAATACCGGCACAGAAAGTGATAAACAATTTGAGCTTGATATTGAAGATGTTAAGGAAGAGTATTTTAACAATATTAACTTTGGACGAATCCCTATAATGGTGCTAGGCACTAATTGTGTTCTTAACAAACAAGATGGCACTACTGTTGAGCAAAATGGTGAGTGTAAATATGATATGGGTGGTTATTTTATTATAGGTGGTAACGAAAAAGTTATTATTTCACAGGAACGTATTGCCGAAAATGAGCCATATATATTCAATAATCAAAAGAAACCACGTGGTAAAGAAATTGAGATTCGATGTGTATCAGATCAATTCTTTAGTGTTGTAATGGGTAATGTATTGCGATATGTTTATCGTGATGGCAGTTTAGAATTTGAATCGCCTAATTTTAAAACACCTGTGCCTCTTTTCCTATTATTAAAGGGGTTAGGTGTTAAGACTGACAAGCAACTATTTGAACATATTGCTTGGAATTTAGAAGATGAAGTAGGTTCAGAAATTGCTAATATTTTAAAGGTAAGCTTTGAAAAATTTAATAAAATATGTACATCACATGGGTTTGAAACTAATGCAAGTATAGATAAGTTTCACGATGTTTTGCTTGGATATTTAAAATATAAAAATGCTAATCGCGAGATTAAACTTACGCACAAAGATAAAATCGCATATTTGCTAAAAGTTTTTGAAGACGAGATTTTACCCCATATTGGGAAATCATTTTCTCGTAAAGCAAAATTCATTGGCTATATTGCGCGACGTTTAATCCTTGTGCAAAACGGTCATATCCCCCACGATGATCGTGATGCCTATGACAATAAACGGATTGATACACCTGGACGCTTACTAGCCACCCAATTTCGCCAATGTTTTAATAAACTTGTTAAAGATATGGTTAAAGGCATTACACGTGAAATCAAAAATAACAAGTCACGCCGTGATATCTTTGACCTTATTACAGCCAATAATATATATAAAATTATTAAACCCACTATTATTGATGGTGGTCTTAAATATGCTCTTGCCACTGGAAACTGGGGTATTAAAACAAATGGCAAAGGTAATATAAAAGCAGGTACTGCACAAGTACTTAATCGTTTATCATATCAAAGTTTCATATCACACATTCGCCGTATTAACTCACCTAGTGATAAAACTGGCAGTAATGGTAAGATTGTAAAACCCCGCAAATTACACGGTACCAGCTGGGGATATGTATGCCCATCAGAAACACCAGAAGGTCAACCTGTTGGTCTAGTCAAGAATCTTGCTATTACCTCTAAAGTAACTGTTAATAGCAATAGCATTATTATCAGAGAAATGTTACCCACTTTAGGTCTTATTAGTATTGATCTAGTTGAACCACGACAATTTAATGAGTATGTTATCGTATTTGTTAATGGCGATTTGGTTGGTGTCCATAATGATCCCAATAAACTTGTTACAGAATTACGCAGCCAACGCAGACAAGCTAATCTCAATATTTATACTGGGATATTTTGGCATATTCAGCAAAAAATTATTAAACTTTATACTGATACTGGACGCTTAGTGCGACCAATGTATATTGTTGATGATTGCAAGCTCCGTGTATCTAAACAATTTATTAATAATCTTAAAGCATCTGGACTATCATTTAACTATCTTATTTCACCCAAGTTTTACTATGACAATTTACAACTTGTTTGCAAGTCTGCAGATGAGATTAAAGCCAAAATGCTTAATATTATCCCTAATAAACAGTTTCCAAATGAAGGTGTTATAGAATATATTGACACAAATGAAGTTAACAATTGTTACTATGCAATGTTCCCTACTGATTTGGATAATGGTGTTGAACCATACATTAACAAATTTACACATTGTGAACTCCACCCAGGACAAATGCTCGGAGCCGTTGCAGCTGTAATTCCATTTTCAGATGATAATCAATCGCCTCGTAACTGCTATCAATGTTCAATGGGTAAGCAATCTATTGGCCTTTTTGCTACAAACTATCAAAAACGCATGGATACACTCGCATATGTTATGAACAATCTGGAACGCGCATTAGTCCAAACCCGCTTTGGTAAATATATCAACTATGATGAAACTGCTTGTGGTGTCAATGCTATTGTTGCAATTGGCAGCTATACTGGCTATAATCAAGAGGATAGTATTTTAATGAATCAGGGTGCTATTGACCGTGGAATGTTTCAATCCACTTTTTACAGAACATACAAAGATGATGAAAAGAAAATTCAATCAAGTGGACGTGAAGAAAAGTTTGCAAAACCTAATATTAAATATACACGGGGACGCAAGCCTGGCAACTATGATAAGCTAGATGAGCGGGGATTTGTCCACAAGGATGAATATGTTACTAGCGATGATATTATTATTGGCAAAGTTCTCCCAATTAAGAATAAAACTGATGACAATGGCCATCAACTATATAAAGATTGCTCTACCAGCTTACGTACCAATGAATCAGGATTTGTAGATAAAATTTATACTGATCGTAATGCTGATGGCTTTCGCTTTGTAAAAATTCGTATTCGCACTGAAAGGATTCCAGTTATTGGGGATAAGTTTGCATCTCGTTGTGCACAAAAAGGGACTGTAGGAATGATTTATCCACAGGAGCAAATGCCGTTTAATGCAGATGGTATTTCCCCCGATATTATTATGAACCCACACGCAATTCCCAGCCGTATGACTATTGGAATGCTAATGGAAATGATTTTAGGGAAAGCTGCATCAACTCTAGGTGGTTATAGTGATTGCACACCTTTTAATAAGGTATCATATGATAAAATCTGTGAAATATTAGAGGCAAATGGACTTAATTATAGTGGTGATGAAATTCTCTATAGTGGAGCGACTGGTCAGCAAATGGATGTGAAGCTCTTTATGGGCCCTACATATTATCAACGCCTTAAACATATGGTTTTAGATAAAATTCATTGTCTCACGGCTAATCATGATATTCTTACATCAACAGGATGGAAACCCATCAAATATATTACCACCGATGATTTAGTGACAACTTTAACACATACAGGTCAGTTGGAATATCAACATCCAACAGGGATACATCATTATCCTAACTATAAAGGGCAAATGTACTCTATTAACAATGCTAATATCAGTTTAGATGTTACTCTAAATCATCGCATGTATGTATGTTGTGATATAGATAATAATATTAATATTGGTAAAACAAACTTTGCATGCATTAAAGCAGAGGAAATTGTTGGTCAAAATGTATTCTATAAGAAAAATGCACAAAATGCAAATATTGGCATTTCTGAAACAGAATTTAATAAATTATTGCAAAGTGATATATTTGATAAATATGCATTTCCAGAGACCATATGGCATCTGAGTCAAAAACAATCAAATATATTACTATTTCACTATATTAATAATTACAATATATATGAAGACCCACTTATATTTGAAAATTGGCATAAAAACACACAATATCAAATACAAGTGCTAGATGGCAGTGGTTATGCTGCTGGTGGCTGTTATGCTGCTGGTTGTGGTGATGATAATGATAATGATAATGATAATGTCAATATTCTTGACGGTGATGATAATATTATAAATAATTTATCAAAATTATCTCTGAATGCAGGAATTGCTTTAAACATCGTATTTGCATACTCTGATTTTGGTAATGGTAGTTCTAGCAGAGATGATTGTTATAGTTATTATAATATTACTGTAATTGTTGACGACTTTATTCCGTCACACAGTAATTTACCTATCCACAAAAATCACAATTCTAAGAATATTGATGAAAGCACATGTAAAAGCATGGAGATAAGCGAATGTGTTTATGACTATGAAGGAGCAGTATATTGCATTTCAGTTCCTAATGAAGTATTTTATGTGAGAAAAGATGGCAAACCTATCTGGACTGGTAACTCGCGAGCATCTGGACCTGTTGTTCAATTAACAAGGCAACCGGCGGAGGGAAGGTCTCGGGATGGTGGATTACGCTTTGGAGAGATGGAAAAAGACTGCGTAGGCGACAAAACGCCGATTTCGGGTGCATTTGGATTATCCTTGAAAATTCAAGATTTAGAAAAAATAGATTTTGATGTCTTAGGATGGAATCAAGAAAAGAATGGAATGAAACCAGCTAAGAAAACCAATTTCTTGTATAAGGGAGAACGTGAATGCGTGGATATTTGGCTAGAAGATGGCCGAAAAATTACTTGCACACCAGAACATAAGATATTGGCGGCAAATAATGAATGGATTAAAGCTAATGAACTAAAAATAGGAGAATCGCGTGTAAAATGTAGTGTTAATTATCCAACTATTGGAATTTATGATGAGATTAGCAAATGTAATAACTGGAGTTTGAAAGTAAGTGAGACTCTAACTTTAAAAACTGATACACCTGATGAATTATTTAAGTCAATGGCATTTTGCCGCTTGCTAGGTTATATTTTAACTGATGGATATATTAAACAAAATAATAACAAGGATTCTATTTCGTATAGTATTAACATATTTCTAGGCCATATGATTGATGTTAAAACTATTATTAAGGATATTGAGTTATTTACACATACTACACAATCTAATTTTATATACAGGAATTTATATGTAGTTAGACTGCCTGGTACTTTAACTAAACAATTTATTGCAATTAAAGGCATTATGACTGGTGCTCGTGTAAAACAACCATCAACACTACCTGAATTTCTATTAGATGCTAATTGTCCTTTACCATTAATTCGTGAATTCTTAGGAGGGCTATTTGGTGGCGATGGTCATACTTGTGTAATATCTAAAAATACATTTACTTACATTGGATTTTCCAAGAGTAAAGTTAAACCTCATCTAGACTCACTAAAAGCTATGATGTCACAAATTAAGACGTGGTTAGCACTGTTTGATATTAAAGGTGTTACAATTCAGGAACCTCGTGTAAATACTTCATCTAAAAAACGTGAAAATGATGATGAGCGAAATTATGAGATTGTTCTTCATCTAGATATACACGAACTAATTCCATTCCACGATAAAATTGGATTCCGTTATTGTTGCCATAAGAATCAAAGAATGGAAGCCGTAGTTGCATATACCAGCCTACGGAAAGGTGTTATTCGCCAAAAGAATTGGATTATCACACGTGTTGATGAACTTACAAACTATAGTAAAATTAAGTCTGAAAACCCTAATAAAATAGTGCACACATCTGAGGCTATTATAAAAGCAGTTGCTGAATTAAAAGAACAGGAACCATTATTGCATAGTTTTGCAATACCAAATAATCATGATATTACAGAATATTTGATTAATGGTAGAGAAGGAGGTCGTATTCCTAGTGCAAAGTTTCCTACATCTACTCAATTCTTGGAAAGTATTGATGCATTGTGTTGGTTCTCAGATTCTAAATCTAAGAAATATCAATCTAATAAAAAAGATAAAAATGAAGAGGCAGAAATAGAAGATGATATAGAAGATGATATTGAAGATGATATTGAAGATAATATAGAAGATAATATAGAGGAATTAATAAACAATGAAAATAATACAGAAACTGTAATAGCTGATTGTAATCGAAATCACGATGTATGTCGTGATGAAGATGTTCTACCCACTATGAATCTTAAGGTGATTGATATCCGCCCAGGTGGTATCCACAAAGTTTATGATATCCAAGTAGAAAATGAAGAATCATTTTTAGCAAATGGTGTTGTAGCACATAACTGTATGATTGCCCATGGTGCTTTAGGATTTCTTAAAGAGCGAATGATGGATGTCAGCGATATTTTCGTGATATATGTATGCCAAGAATGTGGCTTATTTGCAGTTGTTAATCCTGATGAAGACAATTCTATTCGAATTTGTGGAGGGTGTGATAGCTATTCAAAGTTTATGGAGTTACGTATTCCATATGCATGCAAACTACTTATGCAAGAGCTTGAGGGTATGATGATTACCCCGCGTTTTAACGTTAATAATTAGTTAATTAGTTAATTAAATTAATACAAAATTACCATTACTTTTATTACTATTATTACTATTTTTTCTAGTTGCTTTTCCTGATGCTTTTCCTGGTGATTTTTCTTTTCCTGATGCTTTCACTGGTAATTTTCCTTTTGGTTTTGTCTTTTTTATTTTGTTTTTTGATGCATTTCTTAATGCATTTCCTGATGCATTTCCTGATGTATTTCCTGATGTATTTCCAATAGCATTTCCTAAATCAACAAAACCATTACTATTTACAAGATTACTGTTTACAACAATTGGTGCTAACCTACTATTATAAAAACTATCATCTTTTATTTGTTCAGATAAATTTTTAAAATATTTTTTATGTATATAATCTTGAAAAAATAATATTTTTTGTTTATTCATTATGTTTATTAATTTAATAATATTTTCAGTTTCAGTATCAGGATTCATTAAATAAAGTAATCCAAAATAAAGTGAAAATGTTTGACAATAAGTATTAAAATATTGAGGTCCTAGATTTAATGACTTAATATCTGATGTATTTATATAATTAAATTGCATTTTACTATTACGTTTTATTAAAATTCCTTGTATTATCTCTTCTATATTTAAGTTACATTGAGCAAAACCGAGTTTTTGTATCATTCCTTTTGGTTCAAATCTTATAACTCTATGCATTCCTTTATCAATTATAAAAGAATTCATATGATTCATAAATATACGTTTAAATTTTGTAGATATTAATCCTAATTTAATAATACCAAATAAATAACGTTTTGATTCATCATTTATAAATTTTATAAATTCTGCTTCAAATGCACTATGATCATCTATATCTGCAATACATGTTGCTAATGTAAATTTATCATTTGTATTTATAGAATTTGGATTTATATCTTCAAAGTTTTGTATTTGAGTTACAGGTATAAATTTACTATATGGTTCTTGATGCAATAAAAAATTAAATATTGTATTGGGAAACATAGATAAAAGACCCATAATTTTATTAACAAGGTAATCATTTTTTTGAAAATCACTTAAATTTATTGCACATGGAATTATATCATAAAAATCACTATCTTTTATTTTAAAAGATTCTTTATTTTGTTTATTATTTGCATTTAGTTGTTTTGGACCATTTGCACGTGCTGCCATAATATTAATTATATAATTATTTAATTATTTAATTAGATATTTATTTACCTAGTTATCTAGTTATCTAGTTATCTAGTTATCTATTTTAATCCCATACTACAAAGTTATTTTTATTTGTATTATTAGCATCTTGTTTTGTATACTTGTGTGCCATATCCTCATCTATAGCACCACCTTTTTGTAACTTATCTTTATAGTCTTTATAGTCATGATCATCTGTATCATGCTTTTCTTGTATATCTTTTTTTTCCTGTTTTTCCTTTGCCTTTTCTTTTTCCTTTTCTAAATAAAGATTTTTCTTGGTACGTTTTCTAACAACAGTTTTTGCAAGTTTACTGTTACCTGAAAGTTCCCTAATTGTTTTATAAAAATCCAAAATCTTTTGCTCTTTTTCTTTAATACTATTATTAAAATTTTTCATTGTTTTGATTACTTACTTAATTACTATTACTTTATGAGAAATTAATTAACTATTCTATAAACGCCTAATGCTTTTCCAAAAGGATATTTAGCAATATAAAGAATAAATAGCTAAATAAATATAGATAATAAAAACAACAGTGCTAGAACACTTCATTGCTAAAGCACGCATTTGCCTGTCCCTTTGCCATGACAGAATTTACTAAAAGTATTGGTTGGGATATTGGAATTAAAAACCTTGCTTTTTGCATAGTTGTTCCTAAAAATGTAAGTACAAGTGAAACTATTACATTAAATAGTCATCATTATGCCATTGAACATTGGAAAGATATTTCCCTAGTATCTGAAATTGAAAATAATCTCAATACTAATGGAGAGGCATCAATTCTCAATATTGAGCTTAAGTGTTCATCTGAAAAATCCGATAAAATTGGGGAAAGTGCTTTGTGCGGAATAACTGCCCACTATTGTTTAGTTACTAAATCTGCTGATGGAAGTTACCAAGGTAGATGTAAAAAACATTTTAAAAAAGAAGGGCATACTCGACTCCCTGAAATTGCAGTTAAAAAATGCTATAGTGAAAACTGCACTGGAAAATGTGTGCAAGTTCTCCGTAATCATATATTTATCGGCTATTGTAAAAAGCACATTAGTGAACTGATTAAAGCAGGCGTTCACACTACATTGGATTTCTTTAAAATTAATAAGGCTAATAAAACGGCTACAATTAATCTTAACCATTTGGGTACTGCACTTTTTAAAGAATTAGATAAAAATCGCACTATTATGTTGTCACCTGATAATATTTTACTTGAAAATCAACCTGTATTGAAAAATCCTACAATGAAAAGTATGCAAATGTTTCTATATTCATATTACTTGCTTAGGGGGATGGATGCTAAGGATGCTAGAAGAGGTACTGGTGGTGATGGTACTGGTGGTGGTGGTACTGGTGGTAGTGATGTAACTATTCCAGATAAACATATACAGTGTTATTGTGCAGGCAAAAAATTAGATTTAATTAAATTTTTTCCTAAAGAAGAGCAAATAAGAATTACAGCGCTTGTACAAAAAGTGAAAAGTGGATATCAACAAAATAAGCAAATGTCAATACATCTAGTGGAAAATTTATTGTGTGGTAATACAAAATGGAGTACATTTTTTAGTAATCATAAAAAACGTGATGATCTAGCAGACTCATTACTTATGACATTGCATTATTTAGAAAAAGCAAATTTAGTTAAATTAGTAAAACAGTTGAAAAAGGATTCTGGAGTAAAAGGAGTAAAAGGAGTAAAAGGAGTAAAAGGAATGAATCAAGTAAGCTCTGAAATTGTTAGTGATAGTGAATCACTTAATCTAGATGAGTAAATAATTTAACATTATTTAACATTACTTAACCTTGCAGAATTTATAACCTGAGAATCCATAGTACAATACCGCAAGTAATAAATATATACTGCCAAATACACAGTAAAGCCCTGCTTCTGACTTACTATCAGTAATACGATAAACCCCAACAACTGTTAAAACCCATAATATAAATATAATAATGAGAATAATTATAACTGTAACAGTTGTAGCTGTTGATGGTAATGATGCAGATTGTGTAGGCTGTATAACATTTGCAAAATTACTTTTTCCATTTGAAATTAACGCACTTGCCATGGCGGCAATTGGACCCGCGGCAATGCCTTGTGCAAGTATATTTGATAACATTTGAGATGCTATAATGAGCTAGGTTGAAAAGATACAAGATATTTATATATATATTTATAGTTAGATTTTTTATTTTGTTTGAATATTTTTGTTTGAATATTTTTATTTTTAATATATTTTAGTACAGTGTAGTGAATACTGCTAATAAAAAACAAAAAAACAAAATCTAATTGAATTAGTAAGAGTGATTGTATATACAAATGTCAACAAACATATCTAGCATTGCTAAAAGTAGCCGTGCACATTTAAAACTATCCATTTTAAATCTCAAAATAGTTCCAATTGCATTATTAGATTATTTATGGGTTATTTTATTTTACTATAGCTTGGCATTTTGGTTAGCAGTTATAATAGACGGATATATGTTACCACCTTTTGTACAAAAAAATGAAGAAGCTAAAACATCATTGCGGTTGTTTATAGAAGTTTTTGTTCATATAGCATTGCAGGGATTTGTTGCATTTATGTTACATGCAATTTTAAAATTTGTTCCATCACCATTGGATGGTGTATATGGGTATGTAGTTAATTCAACAGTAGGAGATCTTTTGCGTAATCCTGCAATTATAACAACAATGTTATTATTTTTGTCAAATACATTACATCAACGTATGCTCATTTTATTTAGCAGGTTTAATAAAAATTATAAAGGGGGGTGAATTAATTATTGTTTTGGGGATCTGGTGGTAAGTTTGTATAGTTTTTGTGTTTGTGTGTAGTTGTGTTTGGTACTTTTGGCTTCACCCTACCAACAAAGTTGTTTAACTTTTTAGTGCCATCTATTTGTGTCCTCTGCTGGATATTGTACAGTGTAAAGTGGCTGTTGTCCTGCTCTATTTTGTGCAGATACCGGTATATACTCTAAGCTATTATTTATTTTAGGGGGCAATCTCGTACGACTGTTAGTAAGGGGCAATGTAGAACCGTTCAAAGTATTGGGTTCAAGCATATTATATACTATATATGGCTTTAATTGTTTGTTAGTTATAGTACCTGTTGTACCTGTTGTACCTGTTGTACCTGTTGTACCTGTTGTACCTGTTGTACCTGTTGTACCTGTTGTACCTGTTGTACCTGTTGTACCTGTTGTACCTTTTTTGCTAAAACCTATACGCTGCATTGCAATCAGTAGTGATGGGGTTATAGTTCTATGCGAATCACTACTATCAACTACAAAATTTCTGTTAAAAGTACCAGGTGAGCTTACAGTAGTAGCTGTACTGCCACTTATTTCACCTATAACTGCTTTAGAGGCAGGCTTAAACATTTGTAAGTTTATACTTTGTAAAGTTCCAGGCATAGATTTAGTTAATGCGCGAGCAGTGGAAACTTCAGGCTTACGGCCAGCTTTGGTGACCGTAAAATTTCTGTTTCCACTGACATCTGGAAAGCTTGTGCTTTCTGTTTTCATTTTTTTTTTCCAAAAACTAGGTGTAACTTTTCTTTGAAAATCACCCAACCCTTTAATAAGTTTTGTTCCCCACCCACTATGTCCCTTCTCTGTACCACTATCTAAAACTTTACCATTACTACCCCCTACCATTTTTGCCCTTTTTGTATACTTGTTGTGCATAGTTCGACCCATTTTACTTCTGGAACTCCGGAAATTCCTTTTACTACGGGAATGTTTTTTATATCGCGTTACCATTGATAATTGTGATTAATATTGTGATTATTATTGTGATTATTATTGTGATTAATATCTTATTAATTTAATTAGATTTTTATTTTTGGAAGTTATTGGTTAGTCATTTGGTGGAGGTACATATGCTGGTGGAGGTGGAGGTACATTTGCTGGTGGAGGTGGAGGTACATTTGCTGGTGGAGGTACATATGCTGGTAATGAAGGTCTAATTGTAGGTACAATAGATGCAATAGGTGCACTAGATGCAATAGATGCAATAGGTACACTAGATCTTTTATATTCTGCCAAAGAAAACATTTTTGCTTTTTGCACAGCTAATTTAGAATTTTTTGCTGCCTGTTTATAGGCTTCTAATTGGCTAGTAAAGTTTTTTATATCATTTTTAGGTTTATATGGTTGTCTACTACGGTTAATAAGTGCCTCTTTTGGGCTGTTAAATTTAAATAATTCTTTATATTGAATCCTTCTTAGTGCATTTATGCGTATTTTATTAGCGGTAAGTATTTGGGTTTGTCTTTTAACATCATAATTAGCTTGAACTCTCTTATTAGCAAGTAACGTATTATGTTTTTATTTTTGTTGTTCTACAGAACCAAGAAATAAGCGACTAAATGCACCTGTTTTACCTGTAAAAGGCATAGTTGTATGTAACTCAGTGTGTTTTGCTTTTGTAGCTTCCAGTTTAGCTTTAGCTTTTTCATATTGTTTTATTTTAGCTTCACCTGCAGATTTAAAATGAGCGTTTGCTCTCGATACACTCCTATCATGATCAGGACGAAAAGCATTACCGTTAGGCGCAACAAACTTATAGATATGTTCTTTATAAGCGGTTACTCTTTTAACTAATTCATTACCGCGATTTGCCACTTTATTTGTCTTTGGTTTTCCTCTACCAAAAAGGCCACCACCTCTTGTAACAGCTCTCTTTTTAGTAAATACTCGTCGGTTACGTATACTACTGATTTTATTTAAAGCATTATTTTTTTTAGAATATTTTAACATATTACTCACTATATTACTCACAGTTTTTTATTCAAACACCTATTGGTTAAAAAAACCTAGTCTTGGTTAAGGGATAAGAGCATTTTGCTTAATAAATTAAACATAGTTTTGCGTATTTTCCCCTATATTTCTTTACGTGTTTATAATTAGATTTGCAAATATTTAATAAACAAAATGGAAACCTTTGACTTAGACTTAGAAGATCTAGATCTCAAACCTGTAGATATAAATAGTAATAATAATAGTAATAGTAATACAATTAATAACTATGGAAGTTCACAACCATCTATGTCACCTGCCAGACCAAATCTTTCTGTGTCATCAGGTATGCATGATTCTCTACCATCAATGAGTTTTTCAACTGATAAGGAAGTTGATTTTGGTCTTAGTATGCTTGTTAATAAGAAAAAGCAACGTCATGACTCTAATGCAAATGCAAATGCAAACTTTGTTAATAAAATGGGATCTGCATCTGCTCCTCCTAGCACAAATCCCTCACCTACACCAAAAAGTTTTTTTAACAGTAATGATGATATATATGGCGGAGGTGGAGGTGGCGGTGGAGGTAGCGGTAGTGGTAATGGTATGGGCAGTATTTCATTTCCGCAAAAAGTTAATCTAGATGATACTGAAATGTTGCAATCATCACTATTCTATGATAATATGACAAATATTGATCTTGATAAAGAACTTAGCTCTCTAGATATTGGAGATGTTAAAAGTGGTAGTATGGGAGGTATGTCCGGACCTAAATTACCTGATTTTAACTCATCTAATTCCACAAATATTCCAGGTCTCTCTACAAATTCCTCATATGGTGTGCCACCTGTTCCTCTAGGTAACAATTCCAACTATGGTTCCATTAATACTGGAGGTATTGCTAATAGTGCAGGTCTCAGTTATGAAGATGTACAGAAAGCCAAGTTCGACTTACTATGCAAGTTTGAAAGGCTGCGAGATAAAGGTGTAAAGATTCCTAAAGTGTTTAGCATGAGTAGCGATTATGATGAAATGAAATATGAATATGACCGGCTTATTCATCAAAGGAAAATGGCAAACAGTGTAAAAATGCAACGCCAGATGCTAGTAACCTTTTGCTCAGGCATGACGTTTTTAAATGATAAATTTGACCCAATTGGCTTAAAATTAGAAGGTTTTGATGAGCATGTTAATGATAATGTAGGCGATTATGATGATATATTTGAAGAACTTTATGAAAAATACAAGGAAAGTGCTAATATGGCACCGGAACTCAAGTTGCTTATGACTCTAGGAGGATCGGCATTTATGTATCATTTAAGCAATAGTGTTTTTAAGAGTGCTATGCCAAATCCAAGCGATATCTTAAAGCAAAATCCCGAACTAATGCGACAGTTTCAAGCTGCTGCTATGGGGGCTGTAAATGGCAGTAACCCTGGATTTGCCAACTTTATGGGTGGTATGATGGGTGGTGGTGGTGGTGGTGGTGGTGGTGGTGATGCAGGGCCACCTAAGTATAATCCTATGGGTGGTCCGCCATTTGCAAATCCTAGGGATGCATCTCCACGTGGACAAACAAATGTAAATGATACTGAAGATATTGATAAACTGCTGAATTCATTAAGTTAATTTATTAGCTAGCTATTTATTTGAAACATTTTTTAAATTTTTTCCTAATATGATAATTAACATCTGTAGCATTACCACCATCACTAACACCATCATATCCATCACCATCATATCCATCACCACTACCACCACAATTGCAAACAGTATAGTTATTATTGTCTATTTGCGTTAGTTGAGATATTTCCAATCGTAATTGTTGAGTTTGCTCTTTTATCTCTTTTATTTCTTTAAGTATTATTGCTATATCAGATAATTGGCTGCTTAGTTGCTGTATTTGTTGTCTATAAGTTTTCAAATCATTAACTATAGTTGTTATTGTATATAGTTGATCAGTAATATTTTTTAATTGGTGGCCCATTGATTCAAATTTTGGATCAACTATGTGTGAAATAACACACTCCATATTAAATTAGAATTTATTTTATAATCTATTTTACAATCTACACATATTTAAACTATTTATAATCAAACACATATGTAAAGCTGGTAACGCTGGTAAATCTGGCAACTTTAGTAACTTGATATTGTATTTGACCCTGTCATTGGTGCATTAAATTGTTGTGGTACACTAACAGTTTTTTCAACTATTTGATTAGAAGGCATTGATCCTGGTATTGATCTTGGCCCAGGTAGTGATCCAGGTAGTGATCCAGGTAGTGATGTATGTGTTTTTTCATATTTTTCAACAACCCGTTTTGCTAAATTATATTCATCTTGTGTAATAGTGCATGTGGTAGTTGTGCTTTTAGGTAATATACAGAAACGGCTATTTTCATTAAATAAACCATTTACTAGAACAATGAATGTTGCAGTTAAAACAAGTGCTACAACAATATCACGTGTACCCATCCAAATTACTAGAAAAATAAATAGCCGCCTAACAAATTTATGGCTCAGTACTTTATGTTGAAATTCAGTAAGCTCACTACCTATATAACGAGCACCAATATTTATAAGAATTATCATGAGCCCTAACATATATTTATTAGAGCTTAATGCAACTGTTGCCATTGTAATTGCTGATTGGTGGCCAACAGCAGCCCCTGCACCTACAGCTAGTGGTAAACCACCTCCATTAAGTCCCATCATAGATGACATTATAAATAGTTTCTGTAAATTTCCTGTTAATTATTTACTTGCTTACTTGCTTACTTATTAACTTATTAGATAGAAAAAAACTAGTTTCAACAATATTAAATTTATTATTTTCAATCTTTTCATTGTCTAGAACATAAATAGCAAACTATACAATAGACAATAGACAATAGACAATATAAAAAATAAAACATATAAAAAAATTATTGCTTGATTAGGAAATACTAACTACTAATTTTTGCGAAGTAAACGAAATGTCCATAGACCAACTAATGCATAGATGACAGTGTCGTACCACATCTGTGTTAGTAGTGCTGGCCGTGCTGGCCGTGCTGGCTGTGCTGGCTGTGCTGGGTATGCTGGTTGGGGGGTGCATTCGTGAGAGGGAATACGAGACTTACGACCAGTGCGCGGTACTGTATACATGGTATACATGGTATACCACTTTTCCCCTTGAACAAACAAGAAGATGGAGCTCACCAATATGTTCAGAATTGCTGGTTCATAGCAGATTGCCACTACCATGCAGCAGCACATAAGCGCAAACAACCATTCCTTGACTGACATTTTCTTTGCCATTGCCATTGCCATTGCCATTGCCATTGCAATTGCCATTGTAATTTCCTTTGCCATTGCCATTGCCATTGCAGCGGAAATCATGTTTTGCTGTGTAATATTTACATTATTTGAATATATATTCAATTTTTGTTAAAAAAATGTTTTTTACCATTTTATGCTTCATGCTTCATGCTTCATGTTTCATGCATTAAGAGGATAAAATAAAGTGCCATTACATGAAAATGATTTATCGCTATATGCACTGCATTTTGCAAGTGGAGGTCCATAGTTAGTTAAGTTTTGTAAACTATCTTTCATATCATAAGGACAACCAACAACATCATAACCATCGCGTGTAGGTGCAGATGTTTGTGTAACAAAATCAGGTTCTTGACAAGATTTTGATGTTGCAACATTTGAATTAATTGGTATCATACTATTAGGTGTTTGCTCTATAGGGGATTCAGATATCTGAAATGGAGGCAAATTTCCATTAGGAGCAGGTCCTGTTTTATTATAAAATAATTCGCTTGCACTTGCATAGTTACGGTCAGATGTTGCAACATTAGAAAATCGTGAAACGTTGCCATTAATTGGTGCAGAAATATTAAGTCCAAGAATAATAACTATAATAGATAGAATAATGCCAGTTTGTAAATCATACAATAGTACAAATATACAAAGAATTGAAACTAGAATAAAACTAATCTGATCAGTAAATAGTAATTTCAACATTGGTAAAGTTATAAATATTTGTTTTGCAAATATTATAACTATAAGGAGAATTGCAACTAAGCATAATATTTTTGGAGTGCATTGATATGTCATTGCTACTTTTTATGCCTTTTTGATTACTTTTAAAATAAGATACAATATATATATATATTCACATATTATATTTTTTATTATATTTTATATTTTTTACTTTATATTTTTTACTTTATATTTTATATTTTTTTATTATTTATAATTGATAATAGTATATGCAACACTTAAATATAATGAATACAAAACAAGGGATGTATGAGAAACCTGGGACTGTATCATTTATAGATTATTGGACTTTTGAAATAACTGAGTTTTTTAAACAATTATTACAATTATTAAAAAATGATTATCAGACATTTAAATTATTTATAATTGAAAAGAAAGCTTTAATCTATTGGATTATAATATCATTTATTGGTGTACAATTTGTAAATTTTTTTACAATTGGTAAATCATATAATGAATATATTAAAAAACATTGTACTATAAATCAAAGTGGTGGGGCAGGTGGTGAAGGTGGTGAAGGTGGTGAAGGTGGTGAAGGTGGAAAAGGTGGAGCAGGTGGAGAAGCTACTAAAGGTGAATCAGGTGGAGCAGATAAAGAAAGTAACAAACCCTCACCTGCTGCTGGTACTCCAGGTGCTCCGTCTGGTGGTACTCCAGGTGCTCCCGGTGCGGGTGCTCCCGGTGCTGGTGCGGGTGCTCCAGGTGCTGGTGCTGGTACTCCAGGTGCTCCCGGTGCTCCCGGTGCTCCCGGTGCTGGTGCTCCCGGTGCTGGTACACCAGGTGCTCCCGGTGCTCCAGGTGCTCCCGGTGCTCCTGGTGCTGGTGCTGGTGCTCCTGGTGCTGGTAAACCAGGTAGATTTTCAAAATTAAGTAAACGGTTTAAAAGTGGTTTAGGTAAAATGCCAGGTCCAGTGCTAGGTAATCTTGGTATTATAACAACTGCAATTAGTGGAGCCATGTCACTAATTTTAGTTTTACTTATTATAGCTGGAGTAATTTCATTACCATTCTTAATATTTATGGTTATAGTATATATGGTTCTAAAATCTATTGCAAATAGATTTGGTAAACTGTAAATAAATATCTAGTGTACATATAGCTAATACAGTCAAGTTCTATACAAATTATATATAGTTCTAACAGTTCTAACAGTTCTAACAGTTCTAACAGTTCAAATGGATTATGCTTTAGATAGTATTAAATCATATTTTATTGATGATACTATAATAATAACAGAAAGTGATTATCTAGATACTGCTAAGTTATATATAGTCAAATATCGTAGAATAATAGCAGTTATTTTATTAATAATATTGGTAATTACAATAAATTATGATAGTAAAACAGAAGTATATAATGTGCGTAAACATAATATAATGCATGGTGGTGGTAATGAAGCACCACCATCGGGAACACCATCGGGAACACCACCACAATCGGGAGAACCAGCATCGGGTGCACCAGACGGGGGAACACCGGCAGGACCAGCAGGACCAGCAAAACCACAGGGACGGTTAAGCAGATTAAAGTCTGCGGCTGGATCAAAAATACGTGAGAAAGCAGCTGCTACTGGTGCAAAGCTAGCAGCTGTTGATTATAATGCACTTTCAAAAAAACCCTATGATTTAAGTGCTCGGGCCGTAGGTAAATTTAAAGAGGGTGCACCATGGCTATATCAAATTTTGTATACTATTGCATTCACATTAATTTTAGCAATATTGGTATTGCCATCATTTTGTTTCTTTATAATTGGAATACTATGTTTTTTCTTATTAAAATCAAAAGTAAAAGCACTAAAAGGTTTGTAAGTAAAAGGTTTGAAAATATTTAAATTAATTTAACTTAATTTACAATATTACGTACGAGTTGTGTTACCTATACCATCAATAATGGGGTTAATACCTAACTGTACATTATTATTAAGATTTTGGCATGTTATTACGTCATAGTCAATTTGATTAACTTCAGGTAAATATTTAAAGTTACCTGCAGCTATATATGATTGACTATCATCAACAATACCTTTTAATTTTGTAAAAATGCTATTATTATAATATTTACTATAGATTTCATTTATAACATTTTTAGCCAAATTGGATTTATATGGATCAAATTGTATTTGTGCTTGTATTTGTTTTAGTATTTGATCTTGTACTACATCATCTATTTTAAATCTATCATCAACACCAAGTTGGGCTTTCATCAAGCTTGCCGTATTTTGAGGAATATCATATGGATTTCTATCATTGCCAGTTTTAACAGTAATATCAGTAGCGCCATCATCAAAAAACTCTTTTAAAGCTGTACGATACTGTGTAATAATAATTATAAATAGTAGAACACCTATGTACCTATCTAGATAGCAAAATATTAATAGATTAACAAGCAAATATAAAATTATTGTACAACTATTAGCAATAACTAATTTTCGAAAGATATTACAAATCCAATCGGTATTAGAAAGTGCCATTAAATGTGTATATATATATATAAAAAGTATACCTGCAATTATGCGGTATACTAAAATCTTATCCACATATCTATGTATAGCCATAATTATTATAAAGTATTGATATTTTATTTGCTGAGTTTGCTATGTTTGCTATATTTGCTATATTTGCTAAATTTTATAAAATAATAACATATAATTATAATATAATTGTAGCATTAGTGTAGCATTAGTATCATTATAAATATGTGCTCAATAGATGAAGCATGGGCTGGTCAACAATTTGAAGGTTCTCCTATAGTATCACAAGCTGATATGCGCATGTCCTCTATGAGTATTCCAAACAATCTTATGGATATGAATAATCAGTTTTCAGTTATTCAGAAGCATAACCCTGCATCACGTTATTTATCTCGAGGTATTAATTCACAATTTTCACACTCACCACGTATTCCTACTACTGATAAAACGCTTTGTGATGGTACTAACATACAGCTATCATCGCAAATGCCACTGGATATCCCACCATATTTAGGTGAATCGCCACGACCTGAATATATGAAAGTCTATGATAACTCTAGTGATACTACAAATAATATTCCTATGCCATCTAGTGCACATGATAATTTTAATGATTTTGATACAGCATTTAATGTTTCAGATACAGTTAACTCATTTATGAATCAAGATAAAAGGCAAAATTTGTTACATGAAAATAATAATAATAATAACACTAATGATCGCAAAATGATTGAACAAAAAAATACGCATGCAAATGCAACTTTACAAGATAATAAGGAGCTAAAAACATTATTAATACAAGTGCTTAAGCGATTAGATTCTATTGAAACTAAACTACATAATGGACAAAAAAATACATATGATATGGCTCTATATGTTCTTATTGGACTATTGATGGCATTTCTTATATATTCTATATGTCTTTCTATCCGCAAGTAAATAAAAGTGTTAAAAGATAGTTTTACTTATTTTTTACTTTAATCAAATAAATCTAAATTTATATCCTCAATATCACCTAAATTACCTAGATCACCTATATCACCTATATCACTAATATCATTAATATTATACATATGATTTTGATTATTAATATTAATATTTTTATGATCAAAAATTTTATTTTCACGATAGTCACTAATAGGACGAAAGTCTTTAGGTTTTTTGTCTATTTTTTTACTATTACTCTGGCTACCCTGGCTACCCTGGCTACCCTGGCTACCCTGGCTACCCTGGCTACCCTGGCTACCCTGGTTTCCGCGACTATTATAGTTGCTATTGTTCATATGGCTAGTATGTGTATCATAACCAGTAGAAGTATTACCAGAGCGTGATCCATGATTATTACGTGGTTGTAATAAATCATTGTTTGCTAGACTATTTTTAAAAAGATATTGATCACGAGGTATGAGTGTATCAGATAAAGAATAACTAGGTGGCGGCTGATTAGATGAGGGATAATTAGATAAAGGACGACTAGCAACTGGCTTACTATATGTGTGCAGATCTTGTGGCTCATAAAGCAATTGCTTTTGTTGAAATTTATCAAGTAATTTGCCTTGTTCTTTACGTTTTTTATAATAATCTGCTGCTTTATCAGTATCTGTAGATTTAACATCTGATATTTCATTTTTCCAAGAAATAAATATAGAGTTTGGATGTGTAAAGTACAGTTTAAAGTGTTTTAATGCAAGTTTTTCCATTACATATTTTACGCAGTCAGTAACATTATATAATGGTACACCAAAAATTACAGGCGGACATGTAAATAAACAACAACAATCATTAGATTTTTGATTGGCACTTAATATTTTAGCATAACAAGATTCTAGTACCTTATCAAAAGTTGTATATTTGCGTTGCTCGCGCAATTCAACTTCATTTTGTAAATTTTTAATATTAATATTTAACATTTAATTAGCGTTGTTTTGTTAGAGTTGTTTTGTTAGCGTTGTTTTGTTAGAGTTGTTTTGTTAGCGTTGTTTTGTTAGTGGTATGTTATTGTTGTAATATTATATATCAAGCTAATGGTTTAATATATAATTATTTACGACTTTCAAATATTTTAAATATACTAAATCTATAAATATAAAATAATTATAACATATAATACTATATAATACTAGATAATTTTCTGCTATACTTACAATAAAAGAATACAAAATGGCAACAGATAGTACTAATTGGCAAAAAAAATTATTTAATAAAGATTTGTGTTCTGGTCAACTTTTATATAATGGATCTGGTGATTTAATTGTTAAAGGTCAACTTGTAGCAGGTACAATTAACTGTAAACTATTTTTTTGGGCAGCTGCTCCTCCAACTCTTGGCATAAGTTTCAGTGGTTCTGGAATGCCATTTCCAAACCCAACAGTTGCATATGATCGCACACCTAATAGTGGTGTTATCTCTATAATGGATGGACACTTTACTATTAATATGAAATATCCTAATGCATACTATATTGGGTTAGGCTCCCTATATGTTGCACCACATATAAACTTTAAAATATGTCAAGAAGGTCGAGCAGATTCATATTTTACAGTACAAATTGATGCTGGTATTCCATTTCGCACATTAACATATCCTGCACCTCCAAGCAAAAAGCCACGGACAAGTCCAATGTTCTATCATGAGCCTGAGTATGGTGCACGTAGTCAAGAAGAAATTTTACGTGCAAGTGAATATCCTTCTACAAATACAACTCCTGACAATTTTTGGGGAAAACGACCACCGCGTTAAGCAACATATGTATTTAGATGATAACATCACCACTACCACTACAACTACCACTACCACTACCACTACCACCACCACTAATTGCACAAATATCTATGTTGATTTGGCATAATTGCTGTTTAACATTTTCTATTTTTAACTTAATATCATTAATTTCAATAATTTTAGAATATTGTGAACTTATTAATGTATCTAGAGCTGTGCTTTGCTCCTGTAATTTTTTCATTAAGATAATTAAATTAGTTAGTTGGTTATCTAGAGCAGATATATCTGCCTGTGCACATGTTACTTTGGCATTAGCATCAGTATTAATACGCTCAGATACTATTGCCAGACGGTCAGTTGCGCGTGCAAGTTCTCCCTGTAATTCATCATATGCATATGTATACTTGCATATAAGCCCGTTAATTACATCACTGTCATAGTTTTTAAAGTTTTCAATATGATTATTTAAAGCCACATCTAGACTATTATATGTGTTTTTGCAATGCTTGTATGAGTCTTTGAATGATGTTGCCGGGGCTGTTGCAAGGGGGGACCCTTGTGACAGCTTCAAGGCGTCTGGGATGTTTGGTGTGCTAATATTGTTGCGGGATTTAATGAGTTGTGTTATTTTGCGGTTATTAGAGGTTATATGTGTATCTAGAGCAGCTATTTTATTATTGACTGATAATGTATTAAATATTGTTGGATCTATTCCTAGTTCTTCTTGCAATGTTAGTTGGGATTGCTGGGATTGCTGGGATTGCTGGGATTGCTGGGATTGTTGGGATTGTGTTTCTTGTGTTATAGTATCAATTGCATAAAAGTTGGATATAATTGCTGCCTGTGCAGATTTTATTTGTATATTTTGCTCCTCTAGAGCATTAATTTGTGTTGTTAATAATGTTACATGTTGATTATAAATGTTTACTTCTGCTAGATATGCTTGCTTATCCATTTTTTTTTGTTTTAGGTTAATAATATGTGATTTTCGCAATGTATGAGCAGCTATTTGTGTTTGAATAGTTGCAATACTTGCCTCTTCAAGTTGTCCTTGCAAAGTAGATATTGTTTGCTTAAGTGCCTGCTTATTATCAAATTCATTATAAATTGTAGTTGTATGTGTATTATTATTTTCAATAATTAATTGATTAATGCGGGTAAGTTCTTCATCATATATTTGTTGTTCTGTGTATATCTCTTCTGCTTTTATTGATGGAATAGTTTTAATGTGCTTTTGTAATTGTGTTTTTTGGTTGGTATATATGCTTATTTGTGCTTGTGTTTGCTTTAAAGTATCTAGCAGTGTGTTTTTTTCTAACTGTAATTGATTATAGTGTATTGTGGGATCTACAGATAGTGTTTGTGTAGTTGGTGTAGTTGGTGTCTGTGCTGTTGCTATCTGCGATGCCTGTGTTAATTGAGTAAGTTGTGCATTAAGGTCATTTAAAAAGTTTGAAAGTTTAAGTTTTTTAGCATTTAATGTTGCTAAATGAAACTGTTGCTTTTTGATATCCATAGATTAAATATACAAGTATGTAAGTATCTTTGTAATATATTTTAATGGTAAAAAGTTTTAAGTAAAAATAAATAGGTATATAAAAAATAACATGCAAAATATCTGCATACATCTTCCATCTTCTATAAATTATCAACAATACATGTTTCAATCTTTCCTTTATCATCTTCACGTGTGCTAGGACTATATAGAATATTATCAACAATTATGCCATTTTTAATAAAAATAAATGTAGGAATTTTAACAATTGGCAATGCCATTGTTAATAAATCATATGTATCATCTTTAATATTTAAATCAAATATCTTAACAGTTGGATAATTATCTTTTAAGTAATTTACAAATGGCATAACCTCTTTACATGGAGCACACCACACTGCACCACACTTAATAATAGTTAAAATAGTTGGCATCCCCTTTGACATAGTTTGAAAATCTGCCCAAGTATTAGGAAGTGTATCTGGAGATGTATCTGGAGATGTAGATTGAGCCATATTTAAAAACACTAGACTTAATTAAGATAAATATTTATAAATTTAATGTTTATATTAAATATTTAAAATTGTTTTGATTATGCATATCTAGATACTGCACAGTATAGATTTATTTAAACAATCTATAATTATTGTGTCAGATATATCATCTATATCATCTATATCAGCTATTTCAACATTTGCAGCAGTATTTGCAGCAGTATTAGCTTTGTTATTAGCTGAGTTATCTATGCTAGATGTAAGTGAATTTTTATATATAAAATAATGCCAGTCATATGGTATATATATCATATTTCCACAACGTAAAATAATTTCAACAAATTGCAGTTCAATTGGTACTTTATCTAGTAACTTTGTTGCATCAAAATTTGAAACATTATTTATAAATGTACCAAGTAAAGGTGCTTGATCTGGTGGTGATATAATAATACGCATTTCTCCACTAACACAGCCAAATAGTTGCATATAATTACTTTGTTTAATAAAACAAATTGCAGAAGTTTCAGTAAGCACTATATTTCTCATATCAATACTCCAGTCATATGACATAGGTAAATTATTAGGCTCAAGGTTTTGTTTAATAATTTCACTATAATCTATAGTGGCAGTGATAGTAGTAGGTGTGATTGGAGTGCCAGCAGCTATAGTAGCTTGTATTTTAGCTAGAGGAAGTCCTACTAATTTATTAAAATATTTCCAAGCATATATTTCCCGTTGATAAATAATTGGAAGATGTTGTGCAAGCATTTCAAATAATAATTCAGGTTCAGGATCTCCAACTTGTAAAATTCGCAATTCATTATTAATAGTTTTTAGCCTTATAACATGGCAATATATAAAGAAAATAATGAACAGTATAAGCAAACAAGTTATATATTTTATCATTGTATTAGTGTTGATATTTTCAAATATAATTTTTTTCATAAAAAAACAAAACAACAAAACAACAAAACAACAAAACAACAAAACAACAAAACAACATATATTGTAAAAAAAACAATTTAAACACTTTATCACCAATTAACAATAACAAGATAATACTCTGTTAATAAATTAACGTAAAGTGACAAGTGTCAAGCATCAACTAATAAGTAAAAATGGCATCGCAATTAACTGGCTGTGTAAAATGGTTTGATAATGGAATGAACTATGGTTTTATTACTATTCTTAGTGAAGGAGAATTTAAAGGTACTGATGTATTTGTACATCAGTCAAATATTAAGACACGCCAAGATTGTTTTCGGACTCTATATACTGGAGAATGCGTAGTTTTTGATTTAACTAAGTCTAAAAATGAATCTCATCCTTTTCATGCTGAGAATGTTAGTGGTTTTAATGGTGCGCTTCTTCATTGTGAAAATCCTGATTTTCGAGGTGGTCGAGGTGGTGGACGAGGTGGTGGACGAGGTGGTGGACGAGGTGGTGGACGAGGTGGTAGTCAAACTGATCATGGAGGTTTCCGCTCAATGCGGGGTGGTGGAGGTTTTCGTTCTGAACAGGGAAGTTTCCGTTTCCGTCCAGAGGGACAAGATACACATAATTTAACTAGTACTATTGAACAACTATCTATTAAACGCGATATGCCACTTGCGTATGGTTCTACAACAGAAAATTCAAATCCTACATCAGTAAATACTACTGTTAATATTTCAGAAAATTCATCACCTCTTAATAAATCAGGTCGTGGTCGTGGTCGTGGACGTGGGCGTGCGCTTGCATCTGTATAAGGAAGATGATAGCTATGATTAATTAGCTTTAATTTTGCTTTATTTTTTATTATTTTTCAAAATAAACTATAACAATATAGTAAAGATACACACGCTAATATATAGGCATATTAGCATATTAGCATATTAGCATTTTAACATCTTAATAAATGAGTAATAAAAATAGTAATAAATCACTTAATAAAAATCCATTGCTTAATACTAGCCGTATTTATGACATTGCAGTTGAAGGGGAAAAACGTATATTTGATAATCCATATTTAATCAGTATTATATTATTAATGGCAGCGGCGTGTATTGGTTATGCTATATATTACTATTATACACATACAACACTTAATATTAAGGCATCATCTTCTTATTATGGCAAAGATCTTGCATTTTATACACCTGTATTTAATAATGCAGTTTTAAATGTTAATGATTGTGTAACACAATGCCAAAATGATTTAACATGTGATGGTATTACATATAATTCATCTACATCATTTTGTACAGGTACTAAATCAGGTACTATTCGCACAGATCTTCCAATATTATCAGCATGGGTTAAACCTGTTGGTAATTTAACAGGAAAAAATATTAGTAATATAGCACAAACAGTTGTAATTGGCAATACTCGTACTACCCAAATAGTTGATAAAGTTAAATTTAGAAATCCATATTTAATTGGTCAATTTTCATATTCATTTACATTAACTATTTTTGATTTCTATAAAAATTATGGTGTATGGCGGCATATTTTTCATAAAGGTAGTGGCGTTGATACAAATATACCACTTAACTATCAATCTTGGGAAACTTTATCTAGTGAAATACCTGATCAAACTATTGGAGTATGGATTGCACCATTTACTAATAATTTACGCATTGCTATTTCAACTACAACAACACAAGGAAAACCATCAGGTTCTTATCCAGATGCATTTGTTCAAAAATGTAATCCTGCAACAAATAATTGTTTTATAACTGATTTACCTAGTGGAAAATGGGTAGATACATCACGTATTAGTGATGGTTCAATAGCTGCAACTAAAATTACACAACAACTTGAATACTTTGATCATGATTTGCAAAGCATTCCCATTAATACTAAAGTTACATTTACAGTTAATATTATTGGCACATATGTTGAATTATTTATGAATGGAAAAGTTACAAAAACATCAATGCTTAATGGTGTTGCTAATTATAATAACAAACCACTATATGCATTATTTAATAATACAGTCAACTGTGAATTGAAAAATCTTATTTATTACCCAACTAATTTACTTCTAGGCGATATAAAAACTATAATGGCACTTAGCTAAAATCTATTTACTAGTGTTTACTAGTGTTTACTAGTGTTTACTCTTATTTTACTCTTATTTTACTCTTATTTTACTCTTATTTTACTCTTATTTTACTCTTTTTTATTTTTTTGCCTTTAGTTTGTGACTTTCTTTTTTTTACAAGTGTCCTTGATTTTCCTGTAATTACTATAGGTTTAAAATTTGATATACGATTAAACCTTGGCATTGCATGAGATGCAATAAGTTGAGGATTGGCAAAACTTGGAAACTTAAAACGCATTGAATTGTTCGAATTATTCAAAGTATTCGCATTTTTTGAATTAATTAAACTGTTTGATTTGCTTGAATTACTATTAGACATTGCAAAATTTATCATTTGATCAGCTAGTCGTTCACCTTTATATTCCGCACCTATGCGACCTTGATTATAAAACTTTATAGTAGGGTATCCCATAATTTGTGGTGGTTTACGCATAGAATTAAGATAGCTACTTTCAACTTCAGCAATATGAATATTGCTAGAAGGTGATTTAAATTTCTTTACTACATTTGCCCATTCAGGTTTCATTTGATGACAATGACCACATGAATTAGAATAAAATAATACTATCCAATTTCCTTGGCCCAATTTATTTGAAAAATTAGTAGCATCTCGTGTAGATAAAACTTTAAAATGCATATTTGTTACCTGTTACTATTAACTAATATTTTAATATTTGATAATACTAGATATTTAATACAATTTAATATATTACTCCAAAAAATCTAAAAAAATGAATATTTTTTTTACTATTGTAATTGTATTAATTGTATTTTGTATAATTGGTGTATGTTTTTACTATTATTACTATACACCTAAATATGCAAATGCAAATACATATGCACTACTTCTTTTATCTGGACCAATACAATTTACTGAAACATTTCAACAATTTATGCAAATATCTGCATTAATATCACCCCGACAAACTTTATATATACCTTATTTAGGCTATGGACTTTCATTTTCATGGCAAATGTATATACCTGTAATTAATGATAATAAACAATGGCAATCATCCAATAATCAATTAAAACCTATTATTAGTATTAATGATTCACCGCAAATAGGATATCATCCTCGCAAAAATTATATTTCAATTGTTGTTAAATATAATGATACGCCGTACCTCGCTAAATTTACAGAGCTACAATATAAACAAGTTAAATGTCAAACATGGGTTAAATATACAGTAGTTATTGCATCAAATAGTATAATTTTATATGAAAATGGTAATATTGTTAAATCTAAAATACTTGATTCAGTGCCAGTAATATATGATGTTGGCAATAAAATTAAACTAGGTCAATTAAATCATAACTGCTTGGCAAAATTTAAAAACTTTTATATGTATCCATATCCATTATCATTTAACGAAGTTCAAACAATATGATCTTTTATAAATGTCTAACACTTTTGCAAAAAACAGTCATTTTTAGAATTAAAATTTTATAATTTTGCTTTTAGTTTTTCTAGTTTTTCTAGTTTTTCTAGTTTTTCTAGTTTTTCTAGTTTTTCTAGTATTTGTATAATTATTCTATGATAAATAAATATCTAGATAAGTATTAAATAATTAGACATATAATATATATATAATGTCTAACTCAAGTAAATTTTCAGGATCATCAAATCTTTCAAGTATACCATCATTATTTGCATCATCATCAAATAAAAAAAACGCTAATACTATTGGTAATAGTAATAAACAACCATCATCTAAAAATATAAATAAATTTTTACCTACAAATGCTAATGTTAAAGAAAATGTTAAAGAAAATGTTAAAGAAAATGTTAAAGAAAATTCTAAAGTAACTGCTAATGTTAAAGAAAATTCTAAAGTAACTGCTAATGTTAAAGCAAACATGCCTATTAATTCAAGACAAACTACTGGAATAACAAAAGTTACACAGGCTATGCAATATACAAAAGATCATATGGTTGGAATTGTTGTTGGCTTAATTGTATTAACAGTATTAATATATGGTATTTATTGGACATATAATTGGTATAATGCAAATAATATTAATCTAATAACTGGAACTGATATGATTACCAATATTATTGATGGGAAAACAGGCACTACTTTTGGCAGTAATATGTTACCAACATCTACATATAGTAATGAATATGCAATTAGTATTTGGATGAAGGTTGATGATTTTACATATAAATATGGTCAAGAAAAAACTATATTATGCTTTGGTGATATTGGTTCAGGGAATCCTGAAATACTTTTTGCACCAAATCATAATGATCTTATTGTTCGTATTAAACTGCAAAGCAATGCAGATGCTAATACATCATTAACATCATTATCATCATTTAATGATGTGCAAAGTAATATGCAATCTATACTAGGAAATGATGAACCAAATGATAACTCAAATCGTCAAACTACATGGGAATTAGATAACAATAATACTATGCCGCTGCTAAACTCTACATTTAATATGATATCTGGTAATCAAATTAATTATCCAACTGTACAATATGATGATACAGGTGGAAATGGTGGAAATGGTGGAAATGGTGGAAATGATACAACAATGACAGTTATAAATAATTCTATTTTAGGTAAAATAATGGCTTCAAATACTATTGAACAATTTACATGTGATTGTAACAATACAAATAATAATGTTTCTGGATTGCATCCTATAAATGATGTATATTTAGGCAGTAATAATACTACTAATTTAGGCATTGCTGGAAATGTAAGAAATGTAAGAAATGCTGGTAATTCTGGCAATACTATTGTACCACAACAATCAGTAGATGTTTCACCAGGTCAACCATCAGTTCCAATCTATAACACATTATTAGCTAGATTGCCACCAAACTCTAATCCATCCTATGTATCTGAAGATTATGAATTTCCTCCATTACCTTCAAATGCACAGAATTGTACTATTATACCTAATTATACAAGAGGCTGTAGCTGTTCTTCTACAATTACTACAGTTCCGCATATAACAGTTGCTCCACAATCTACACCTTCAAACACAGTCTTTGTAACCGCATCAACACGGCCTGAAACACGTATAACATTACAACCACCAGTAGTACCTGGTATAGTTTGCCCTAACACAGGACACCAGCTATTTCAAGGAGGCACACCAAGTACTCCAGTGGTATATTCCTGCCCAATTGAACATTTTGATCCAACACCACCATCTGCACCAACACCAACACCACCAAGACCAACACCAACACCACCAAGACCAACACCACCAAGACCAACACCAACACCACCAAGACCAACACCACCAAGACCAACACCACCAAGACCAACACCACCAACGCCACCACCACCAACGCCACCACCATCAATTACTAAAACAATATTACAAGACTCGTGTATTGTTAAAAACTTTCCTTTACAAAGATGGGTAAATGTAATTGTTAGCGTGTACAATCAAGTTGTAGACATTTATATAGATGGTTACTTAGTATCTACATGTGTACTTAAAGGTTTTCCATTAATAACTGCCAATAATACTATACTTTTATCACCAAATGGGGGGTTTTCTGGAGAAATTGCACGTATGACTTTTTTTAATACAGCTATGAATACTCAAATGGCTAAAAAACAATATAATATAGGACCTGTTATTTCAGAAAGTTTTATATCATCTATACCAAATTGGGTATTATATTTAACAATAGCAATTATTATTATTGTTGTAATCTATGCGCTTTTATAAAAATATTTTACATCATGCTTAATAATATTTATCCTTTACACCAAGATTATAAACATCCCAAATTTTAAAGACTATATCAGATAGGCTTTTGAATGATACTTTATTTATACTATATTTCATAATATAATATAAATATAGTATAAATATAGTATAAATATAGTATAGTATACAATGGCAGCTCTTACACCAAAAAAAAATAATATATACTTTAATAATGTTAATAGTAGAGCTAATAATATTCAACTAAAAAATTTAGATAATGCAACAGGAAAATTACCACTAAATCAAAAATTATCACCACAACAATCACCACCACAACAATCACCACCACAGCAACAGCAAAGCCCTGCAATTACAACATCAGAACTGCAAAATTTGTCACGTAATTTATCTAATAATTTAAAACCATCAAACAATATTAAAAATTTGCAACCATCATTACAACCCGGTGAACTTACAAATATTAATAATATTACAAAACTTAATAATAATAAAATTTCTAAAATGAATAATAATCAAATAAACACATTATTAAAAAAATTAGAAACTCAAAATAATAAAATTTCAAATGAAATTACTAAAGCAAAAACTTCTACTAATCAAAATTCTAATTTATTAAAAAATACAAAACCTTTACAACCATCACAATCTTTAGTATCTTCAATACCCTCAATTACATCAGTAACTAATATAATACAAACTGAATCTAAATGGTTCAATTTTATTAAAATAATAGCTGGCATAGTTATAATAATAGTAATTGTATTAATAATTAGATATTTGATTATATGGTATCAAACATCATCATATAATATTCCATTTTTATTACAAAATACTAAAAATGCTAAATATCCGCTAGTACTTAGTCAAGACCCAACAAATGCTAATTATGTTCCTATATTAAGATCTGATGGTCAAGATGGTATACAGTTTACATATGGATTTTGGTTTTTAATTGATAATTTTGATTATAAAAAAGGTGAATGGAAACATATTTTTCATAAAGGTAATGATAGCGCATATCCTAATCGTGCACCAGGTGTTTGGATACATCCAAATACTAATGATTTACGTGTATATATGAATACACAGGATACTATATTAGAATATGTTGATGTAGAAAATGTTCCTATGCGTAAATGGGTTTACATGAATATTATACTTAATCAAAGCACAAATGATGATTTTAGCACTACTAAAACACCTGGTGTAGCTAATTTAGATATATATATTAATGGCACACTTAAAATACGTAAACAATTAAGTTCGCTTCCAAAACAAAATGATGATGATTTGTGGGTTAATATGTATGGAGGATTTGAAGGATATATGTCAAATTTAAAGTATTATCCATATGCTATTAACTATACTGAAATTGCAAGCAATATATCAAGTGGTCCTAGCTCTAATAACTGTATTGATACAGGTGAAGTACCTCCATATTTAGATGATAATTGGTGGTTTAAAAATAAAATAACAGCTTAAAAAATATAAAATTTAAAGATTAAAATGTGTATTGTGCATAGTGTTCCTATAAAACAGTAGGTGCCATACGTGCATCCATTATTTTTTCCAATAATAATTTATCATTATTTAGCAATGATTCCATATCTTTACTAATAACAGAAATTCGTGCAAACATTTCTGCCTCAATCCGATTATCATTAGCTGTAATTACTTTACAGAGTTCAGTTGTTTGCTGTTCTAAAAAAATTAATCTGCGATCTAAACAATTAACAGTTTGCCTAATTTTATTTATATCAGTTCTTATAGTTTTTATTGTTTTTATTGTATCTTTATTTTGATAAATATAAGCTTCATTATGTTCATCAATTACATCCCCATTTTCTAATATTGGATTAGTATATTTATCATCATACTTATCATCATATTGATTAGTAGCATATGCATCTAAATAGCGTTTTGTATGGTTATTGTATCTATTGCATTTATTACAAATATTACCCATTTGTTTAACTCTGATTGATTCTGATAGATTCTGATAGATTATGAAAGGTATAAATATCAAGTACTACTATAAAATAATAAATATTTTGTAAATATTTTATAAATCTATTCTTTATATTTGTATGTTATTACATTCAACTCTGTATTCTTGCAGTTTATCATTAACTTTTTTGTAGTTTTAATTTAGCCATGCTAAGTTTAGCATCTAGAGTTTCTAATAAATTACTTTTATAAAATTCTAAATTTTTTTTAAATTGTTGTATTTCATTTTCTGACATAAAAATGTGATCTGTATTATAAAACTCTTCTAGTTCCATTAATGATAAAACGGAAACTTCCTGCTTATTTTTAAAAAATTGATGACGTGTTTGTGTACCACCTAAATATTTATATATTAACTCAAGAACTGTTGCAACACGTACCCATTGTGCATTGTTTTTTTTATATTTATATAACATACGGACCATTATTATTAATCCAGCAGGTGTTATTTCACCTTTATATCCAGCAGCAGCAAATTGTTTGCTTTCATCTATTATTTGATCAAATGTTGATGTTCTATCAAGATGTATTTCAGGTAAGTGAGAAATATCACTTCCATCACGAAAACCCAGTTTTTTCTCTAAAATTTCATCATAATTAGCATCTAAAAACTCACCTACCTTTTTAAATGTTGCATTACTTTTTGCAGTAGGTGAATTAGCCATATTATTTTTTTTATTATTGTTATCTGAATCTTTACCTACAATCATTTGACGAAATTCATTAAATAAATTTGTTAAATTAACACCAACTAAAAAACTGCCCTGTGTTCGTTTCATTTCTCTTACAATATCTTCCCTTAATAAATCTGAAAACATATATCCAAATGTTGTTGCACGTTTTTGTGGACGATTTTTTTTAACTATTGCTTCATCTTTTTTATACTTGTTATATTCACCTATAGGCAACATTGACGGATACTTATTTAAATTAGGTAATTTAGGTTGTTTATCAGCCGCATCTGGTCCTGCACTTGGTCCTGCAGTACCTGATTTTTTTGTAAGTGCATCTTGAATAATTTGTGGAACTGGTACACCTGATTGCACTGCCATCTCTGCAATTTTATCTGGAGTTATACCTTGACCTTCAAGTTCTGCAAGAAACTCGGGCGTTATTGCATTAAAATCAAATGGTGCTTCACCTGCATCTGATTGAGGAGGTGAGGCAGGTGAAGCAGGTGCAGCATTATTTGATTGTAGTGAGTGACCAACAAGATGCTCTTGGTGTTTAATTTTATTCATACCGTTTATTCTCATACCACCAACATATTTTTGTATTGTAGCCATTATTTACTTTACTTTACTTTACTTTACTTTACTTTACTTTACTTTACTTTACTTTACTTTACTTTACTTTACTTTACTTTACTTTACTTTACTTTACTTTACTTTACTTTACTTTACTTTACTTTACTTTAATATATATCTAGAAAATATCTTAATAATAACTAGAATACTTAACTGGTATACATAACTGAAATATTTACTAAGCGGATTGCTAATGGAAACTATATTTTGGGGTCCTAGTGGTTGGTTATTTCTCCACACTCTTACATTTTTATATCCCGAATCACCCACATTTGATGATCAAACCCGCATGAATGATTTTATTAAAATAACCGCACAAATATTACCATGCAAATATTGCCGTGTTAGCTTTACTAAATATTATCAATCTCTACCAATTACTAAATTTATAGGGTCTAGAGCTACACTTATAGAGTGGATGTATCGTATACATAACAAAGTAAATGGAAAATTGCATCGTCAGCATCTTAATTCTAGCCCAAATCCATTTTTAGAAAAAGTAAAGAAACATTATGCACCAATTATTGCACATATTAACAGACTTATCTCTAGTGAAAATGATAGTGAAAATCGTGTGCGTGCAGTTGTCAATTATATTTGTACAATGGGTTTAGAATTTTTAGGCAGTATTATTTTTAATTATCAGGGATATTATTCTAATTGCCATACAACCGAAGAAGCTACTAAAATTGTAAGTGTATACCATTCATTTTTTAATCAAATTGTTCCACTTATAGCTGGGTTTATTGGTATTAATCGGAAACGGCGTTGTTATCCTATTAGAACTATTTTATTACGCAATGAAGGATATACAAAATTAATTAAATGGTTTTATCAACAAAATGATTTAATTGATTTAGATGCACAGTTTAAATGCTATGACACATATATTGCATTTTTTCAAAAACATAGTGTTGCATCTTGCAATATGCCTAGTGTAGATAAGGTTAAAAGCTGCAGTAATGTTAAGCCAACAAAAAAAATATTGGGCAATCGCACACTCACACTAAAACATACTAAGCTAGATAGCTAGATAGCTATATAGCTATATCCTTTAAATGACGGGATGATTTATAATCATCCCTCATTTTAAAGGATACTAAATTACCAATATAATTTACAGGATAAATAAGTACAAATATATCAAAAATTGATAACAAAATATATTATTATAATTATTATAATTATACATAAATTATACATAATTGTAGTAATAATTACTCATTATTTTCAAATGAGTGATTCAAATACTGGAAGGAATACAGAAGGCAATGCAGGCAACACTGTAGGCAATATAAAGCTCTGCACACTTGACTCATGTGCACGCAAGCTTGGTTTAATACCATTCCAATGTCGTTGTACTGGTAATTTTTGCAAAATACATCGCATGCCAGAAACACATGCTTGCGAGTTTGACTTTAAAACATCCGGACGTGCTGCTTTACAAAGGGAAAACTGTGTAGTTGTATATCAAAAGATAGGAAAAATATAAATAATACTAGCACTAATACTAGCACTAATACTAGCACTAACATGCAAGTTTATAGTATTTTTTTAATGTGTTGCTTTATCTAAAAATTGGGTTGCTAAATTACGTTGAACAGTTGATATGCGCAAAGTTACCGATATAACAGTATTAGACGTATCATCATTAAATGCTGCACCAAAATTAAATAATTCACCATTTGGCAGTAATAAACGAGTTGTAATGCGTGAAAGAGTTATACGTGGATTATATACTTTAGTTACAGTTGACTCTGAATGATCCCCAACCATACGGTAATACTTATATTTGCTGCTATTTTTCTGTTTATATTGAGTTAATATTGCAAATGTTTTAGTTAAATCATTATTTGTACCAAAGTAATTTTGCTGTAATTCATCAAACTGTAATAATAAATATGGAAAGTTGATTCCTCCTGTATCACTTGAATCAGGTTGATCAGATGTATCACGTATAATTACATTTAATAATTCGCAACTTTCAATATTGCCAAATGCGCGATCAATATAGCCTTTATTATTTTCACTGGTAGAAGAAGGAGCAGGTGCTAGTTCAATTATAAAATTATTTGGCGCAGATGACTGTTTTATATTACGATCTTTGGAATCAATTGCCAAATAATAGTCAAACTTTCGTATCTCAGGTACTAGCGTATCTGTTTGCAGTATACGATCTTTTAAAGGAAAATCTTCACTAAAAGGATCTGGCTCTTGTAATTTAACAATATCATTCATTGGTGCCATTTTAGATGGTAATTGCGCGTCTATTGCCTTATCACTATTATTAAGAACAGTAACTTTGTTAGTGTAATTTTCAAGGTATTTATCCATTGTAATTTTAGATTTTTCATCCATTGAAAACTGAGTAATTGTATCATATTGAACCCCTCGCCTATTATCACTATGAATTGCCTGTTTAAGTTTTAAATCTATAACATCTATGATGCTAGATATTGTTGGTTGATTAAGATTTCCATTTTTTTTAAATCCAGCATCAACAATTGTTTTAACAGTTGTTAATGATAACCCACATGAATTAATAGCAGTTGGGTACTTGTCTGTAAAGTGTTTATAAATTCTGCTTGCAACAAGATCAACTTTAGTTTGATGATAAACATTATTTGGGGATATAGCTTCATAATTATTGGAATTAGTATTTTTTTTAGTAGAATCATACTTAATGTCTATAATAGTTTCATTAATTCTATTTTGATTAGATGGAGCATATGCACCTGCAATATTTTTTAAATAAGATTGTTGTGGTTGTTGCGGTAGTTGCGGTTGGTGTTGTTGCGCTTGTTGGTGTTGTTTTTGTATTTGATTATTTTGCATTGTTGACATTGACATTTATAATAAGTTATACTGCTATGTACTTCTAGTATAGTTCAAGTATAAAATTTTGAAATAATTAAACCGAGGTTTTGCATGCAATTACTTATAGAAAACATCTAACTCAACAATAACTATTAACTCAAACATAAGTTAGTAACATTAAGCAATCTACTAAAATGTACCTCTTATCTAAATCTAAATCTAAATCTAAATCTAAATCTAAATCTAAATCTAAAAAAGTAATAGTGCCTAGCTATGCAACTACCTCATTATATAATGCACATAACCAGATTCAATTATATGAAAACTCTGATGGTACAAGATTAGCTTTAATGCCAAATAAATCAGATGCATCTAGCATCAGCATATATTTCTATTTTAAAATTGGTAGTAAATTTGAAATAGAAGAGTTCAATGGAATAAGTCACTATGTTGAACATATGGTTTACAAGGGTGCTAGCAAATTAAAAACTTACTTTGATATATCTAGACCTCTAGATGCTGCAGGTGTTACATATAATGCATTTACAGCGAAAGACATGACTGCTTACATGTACAAATTTTTAGCAACTGATGAAAACATTGACCTTATTTGCAAGGTTACAACACAAATGCTATTTCATTCATTATTTAGAGAAAAAGATATAAATCTAGAACGTACTGTTATAGTGCAGGAATATAATGACGGTATTGATGATATTGATAATGTAATTGATGATATTATAGATATTGAAATGTTTAAAGGTCATCCTTTGGGTATGACAATTATTGGTGACCGTAAGTCACTTTCTAATATTAATAGACGTGAATTAATAGACTTTTATAACAAACATTATACATTAGATAAGTTGTTAATTGGTGTTAGTGGTAGTATACCCGCAAATTTTCTTAATATACTTGAACACTATTTTAAAAAATTTAAACCAATTGATATAAAAACTGTACATCCAACAACACTTATACCTTTTACTGATAACCAAACTAAATATAATTTAAAACTGTTTCCTAGAAGCCTTGAACAGGATTATATCAATATAATATTTAAAACAGGTGGTTTTTTTGATAATAATAATAACAAATATAAGTTAATACAAAATATATTAGGCGTAAATATGAGTAGTCGCCTATTTGTTGAGGTGCGTGAAAAGTTAGGTTTAGTTTATACAATCAAATGCCAACTTAATAACTATGAGGAAATTGGTACATTTGTTATAAATATGCAATGTGAAGCAAAAAATACTGTTAAATGTATAGATAAAGTATTGCAGGAATTAGTTAAAATTATTAAATATGGTATTACTGATATTGAATTAAAGGAAAATAAAAAAAATTTCTGTGATTCTATAATTAGTAATTTTGAAGATATACAAGTTAAAAATGAATATTACTGTAAGCAAATTTTGTTTAATAAACCTGTTGTTACTATTAAAGAAAAAGTAGATGCTATGCAGGCTCTAACATTGCATGATATTAAGCAAGGGTGTGAAGAGTTATTCAACTTTAATAAAATGAATATTATTTGGTTTGGTAAAGCAAAATTAAAGCATATAGATAATATTGTTAAAAAATATTGTTAAAAATATTGTTAAAAATAGTGTTAAAATTATAACTATTTATTTAAGAATATGTCCATTATTAAATATATGGCATAATTTCACTCATTTCAATAGCGGCAACTAATTGTTCATATTGATTTTGTCCAACATAACACTCAAAGTGATAGTTTATAGCGCTTAGCAGACCAATGTATATTGTAAAAGTATGCATATCTTTCATATCATAAGAGAGAGCAATAAGCTGTGCTTTAATTTTGAAAATCAAAACACGAAATTTAATATCTAATTGTGGATTATACTTATCATTAAACTCATGTGAATTAAACCCAAGTTTATGTAAGTAGAGTTTTAAATTATTAGGATCTGTATTAGATTCTAGAAACGTGCACCATTTAGTATAATAGTTTTCTGCCTTACTATGTACATTAAAATCATCACACTCAAATGACATGCATACTGCAATTGGATTGCTAACTTCTCTTAAATTGTCAGGTATCATATTTATTATATCGAAAAATGCAGCATCATATTCAATAAATTTATTATAAAGTTGTTGCTCATAATCATTTGTATAATTAGGTTGATAGGCAGGTTTACTACTACGACCACCACGACCACCACGACTACCTTGATAGCCTGATTGACCACCACGACCACCTTGATAGCCTGATTGACCACCACGACTACCTTGATAGCCTGATTGACCACCACGACCACCTTGATAGCTTGATTGACCACCTTGATAGCCTGATTGACCACCACGACCACCTTGATAGCCTGATTGACCACCTTGATAGCCTGATTGACCACCTTGATAGCCTGATTGACCATCATGACCACCACCACGACTACCTTGATAGCCTGATTGACCATCACGACCACCTTGATATCCTGTTTGACCACCACGACCACCTTGATAGCCTGATTGACCACCACGACCACCACGACCACCATGACCACTACGACCACCTTGATAGCCTGATTGACCACCATATCCACCATCATGACCACCTTGATAGCTTGATTGATCACCATATCCACCATCACGTCCACCTTGATAGCTTGATTGACCACCATATCCACCATCATGTCCACCTTGATAGCTTGATTGACCACCATATCCACCATCATGTCCACCTTGATAGCTTGATTGACCATTATATCCACCATCGCTGTTATAAGAATTAAATTGAGATTGATACATTTGTATCAAATACCAAATGTTATTGCTATAACAATGATTAATAATAATAATAAAATTTATTATATAAAAAGTAACTCAATTTTTGTATAAAATGTTAAAAAATACTAAAAAATAATATTATTAAATATAATTTAAAATTTAACTAAAATTTAACTAACATTTAACTAACATTTAACTAACATTTAACTGGTTCATTTTTTTCGCTAGCAACTATAATATCTACAGCTTCACTAGCAGCTTTTTTATCAGCTGTAAGACTATTATTACTATTATGATTATTAAGTGGACTATAACTATTTTGCGACATTAAGCTATAATTATTTTTATTCCATGCTATATTGCTACGTGCTATATGTTTAATAAAAATGTAATATATAACCCAAACTGTAACACCAACTATTATTAATAAACTAAGTATTAAACCACCATTAAATATACCATTTATTTTAAGCGCAAGCAAAATAACACATATAATACCACATACCATTAAAACTAAATATAAAAATCGATAGTATATAGCCTTATTAACTTGGTAGCTTTCCTGTTTAATTTGCTCACTTAAAGTTGTATCCTTTAAATTGCTTGCTGATAATAATGCATTAAGCTGTGAAAGTTCATTTGATTGTTGTAGAATAAACTCATCAGCTTTGCGATTTTCATCATAGTAGAAATGTTTTAAGCCTGTGTTTTCTGTATATTTTTTATTAATAAAATCCCAAATTTGACTACGAGTTTTAGTTAGATCTTTAACTTGTGTATCAATTTTAAAATTGATTAGATCGCTTTGATATTTTCCAGGGTTTGGATAATTAGATTTTTGTATCTGTTGAAAAAGAACATCATTGTTTGATATTGTAGTTTCAATTTCCTGTACAAGTTTAGAATAGTCATCAGCTGTGCTTGCTTGTGATTCTGGAGTATCATTGAGACCAAATAAACTTTTATTAAATATTAAAGATTCTATACTATATGGAGTGCTTTGAGGTACTGTAGTTGTTACTGTATATACAGTTGTACTGGTTTGTGTTGCCATATTCAGAATTGGGTTTAGGGTTGCCGTTGATGTTGGTGATGGCTTCTATATATATTAAATTATCACCATATTTTTTTCATACAAATTTAACAATATTCTTTAAGACTCTTTAAAAGATTCTTTAATTTAAAAACCTATACCATTACTTTAGATGTAGTAGTACCTACATTTATACGATTTTTGTTACTATTACTACTGCTATTACTGCTGCTATTGCTACTAGAGCTAATAATTTGGCTACGATTCTGACTATTATTGCTACTGTTTTTGCTACTGTTTTTGCCACTGTTTTTGCCATTACCAATAATATCTATACTATTTACTACAGAAGTAGGCGAATCACCTATAAATATAATATATATAACCATTGCTATAATTGCAATACCTAAAATACCATCAATACTAACTATAAACCAAGTCCAAAACTCTATATGTGCTAAACCATTATGAGTAAAGCTTAAATTATCATTTTTTGATTTATATGATGTAGTTGCTTCATCTGTTGTTTTACGTAAAGATGCAATCATATCGCCATTTTGCTTTATTGTTATATTTTTAGAATCTAATGTATTTTTTAAACCTAGAATATTATCATTATCACTGTTTATACCATCAAGCATTTTTTTATTTAAAGCTATTAGTTGAGTATTAAGTCCAGATGTTTGAGGTTTAAGTTGTGTTTCAGCATATGCCCTATCATTAACATTACCAGCATTGTTTTTAGCATAATCTGTATAACTACCAGTGTACTTGTTTAAAAGATCATTATAGTATGTATTAATTGTATCTAAATTAGTTTTACGAATATTTTCATAATCAGGTAAGCCTGATACACATTTATCACCAATAGCATCATTTATACCAACTGATGAATATGATTGTGCAGATTGATTTGTTGGGTCAGTTTGAAATGTTGTGGGATCCATTTATGTTATTATGTTATTATGTTATTATGTTATTATATTACTAATAGAAAATTATATAGTAAAAAACATTAAAAACATTAAAAACATTAAAAACATTAAAAACATTAAAAATATTTTAAAATGCTAAGATATTCTATTTTATTTTACTCAAGATACCTTTACTAATACTACTCTCCTTCTACTCCCCTTTTCTCCTTCTACTCCTTCTACTACTTTTCTTTTTCTCCCACTACTCTCCTTCTTCTCCTACTACTCTCCTATTTGACTTAATATTTTTTTTCAAGTGCATTTGTTTTAACTAATGGTATTAAATTACTGCCAAAATATATATTTGAAATGTTAAATGTAAATATATATTTTGGCAACTTTAAATTGCATTCATTAGATTGATTTAATTTATCATGAGCAATTTTGGCAATAAGTTTTTTATCAATATATGATTTTAAAGTTAATTCCCATATATATGATCCATTTAGATTGGTGCTAATATTTTTAATTATATTTAAATAATTAAAATCATGAAGCTTTCTCATATCATTATAATTTGCAAGCAATGATGCCTCTATTTCACTTTGATAAGTTTTTAGATAATTAATACAGTATTTATCAATACTTATTAAAATATTAATAAATGGTATATGTAGCTCATTTGCAGTTGTAAACTGTAATTTTAGCTCTAGGTTTTCCATTTTATTTAAATATTTAGGTATTTTATCATTTTTATGTATAGTAATATTTGATAATTCTATTTCAGGCGTTTTAAGAAAAATACCTTCTAAAAATACACTTGGTGATTTATATATAATTTCAATCTGTTTCTTTTTTTTCAAATTATAATAATTGAGATATACCATATTAATATCAAAAAACTCTTTTTTTATACAAATATATGCAAATTCTGCATTAGATTCATGTGCTGCATTATTTACTGTAATTAAATCATAATTTGAATTAGCATCTTTATTATCTTGTTGTACATCCCTACTTACATCCTTTACATCCTTATATGCATCTTCAGAATTTTTTTTATCAAAATTATTTCCATTATTTCCATTATTTCCATTATTTCCTCCATATTTGTTATTTTTAAAATTGTACATTTTTAAAAATATACACTTTTATACTTTTACACGTTTACACTATACAACTCTATGCATTATTACAAACAACTACTTTAAATGTAATTTTATTTAACATTTATATTTTAAATATTTTTTGATATTTACAAAATTAAAAATATTTCTAGATAGTATAATTAAAGATGATGATGGATATTGATTCTCGTGAACTTTGCAAAAAAGTTATTAAATATGTGCTAGAAGGTCTTGTTGTAGGTTTTGCTTGCATGGTTTTATTAAAGCAGAAGCCCGATTTTGAAGGTTGCATTGCTGTTGCATTAGTTGCTGCTGCTACATTTGCTATCCTAGATCTCTTTGCACCTACTATTGGTGTATCCGCTCGTATTGGTAGTGGTCTAGGAATGGGTCTAGGTATTGTTGGAGGAGTTCCAATGGCATGATAGTTTACTATCTAGCATTGGTTATTTTTATTTTTTAACATTGTAGTTGTAAATAATTTATTAATAATTTGTTAATAAATTATAGTTAAATAGAGTTAATTAGAGTTAATTAAAATACGTACATAATGACTATCACTGCTGCTGGTGATTTAGTAATATCTTATTATTTATTAAAAAATGCAACACTATGGGTATGGGATTGGGATGATACATTAATCAACACTGATGCATATATGTTAAATGTTATGGATCCTGATATTATTAGAGAAAAACCAACTGCAGAGCTAGATCGTGATGTACCAACTTGGCGATATTTTAAAAAGATTATTGAATATTTGATTATGCATGGTAATTATGTAGCTATTGCTAGCTTTGGTACATATGAAATTATTCAAGCATATATGGACCGTATTTTAGGATTTAATCAAAAAATGTTTACAAAAACAAATATAATTGCTCCTTGTTTACAGATACGTCGCACCGTAAACTTTAAACTTCCACCAAATAAGAATGAATATATTTATCAATTGATGAAATTTTACAGAATTGAAGACTTTTCTAAAGTTGTGTTATTTGACGATATGGCAGTAAATGTTTCACAGGCTACCGCCATTGGCGCAATAGGTGTCCAAATTGACTCACCCCGTAATAGTTCTACCCCTCTAGATAAATGTTTTTTCGGTCCGTGGACAATGTCATCATTCGATAAAATGATTGAAGAACAATGTGGTGCTGATCTCTATCTTAATCGAAAATATACAGGAATTACCAACAAAACACAACCTTATGAAGGGTTAGCATTTGATAAAATGAATTTTGGTACTGGAGTACAGGAAAAGTTTGCACCAATCGTATCGTTTGGTACTGCTATTGGATCTCGCAAGTTTAGTAAAAAGCCTGAATATCAGTGGAACCCTATGAATGTAGCAAGTGCACCTATCTATTGGGGTGGTAATTATTTTAGTGACCCTGAAGACTCACTATGTATGCAAGATATTGGTATACTAGACTGTAAATCTCCAAAAATGCAAAATAATAACAATAACCCTGCAAACTTAGTAGATTTTAAAACTGTTAAAAAATGTTCTAAAAATGGAAATCAAAGAAATCAAGGTAATCAAGGTAATCAAGGTAATCAAGGAAATCAAGAGTGTGGAAATATTGGTGCCAAGCTAGCAAGTAGTTTAAATAATGTTGAAGGGTTTAAATCAGGTGGTTTTAGTGCTGGTAAATGCACTACATGCTCAACAAAAGGTTTTCGTGGTAAATTAAGCTGGATTTTTTTACTATTGTTTATCATTATTATTGTAATGTGTTTAGTAATATTTAAGTAAGTGCTAGATATGTTTAATAGGTGTAGTAGATTTAGTGTAAGACTACGGAGGTATGCCAGATGGCGCTGCAGAAGTGTCATTTTTTGGTTCATTACCCTCTCCAGATTTTGGTCCATTACCATTACCCTCAACAAGTTTTGTACCATTTGCTGCCGTATCAAGTTTTATACCATTAACAGCATTACCAGCGGCAACACTATTTGCATCAGGTTTAGTATTATTCCAACTACCACTATATAGTTTAGATAGAGCTTTAGCAATACTTGTTGCAGTTGAATTAGTATGTTGACCATTAGTGCCCTTTGCTAGTTTATCAAGTGCCATTAATTCATTTATAATTTCTTTAGAACGTTTAGCTCTTTCAGCAATACTACCTTTACCTCCAAATCCTGCAAATATTCGAGATAGCATAGTTGTAGGTGTTGGCTTTGGGTTTTGTAGCTCTTTAAGCTGCCCTTTAAGATTGTTTGCTTTTTTTGTAGTAGCTGCAGTACTAGTGTTTGCTTTCCTATTTTGTTGTTGTTGGGATAATATTTTAAATTGATTAGCCTTATATGCCTCTAATAGTTGTGAAATCATTTCAGGATTAGACTTTACCATACTTTTAATTGATTCAAACATGCCAGTTAAACCTCCTGGCGCTGGTACTACAACACCTGCTACAACAGCAGCAGCAGCAGCTACTGGATCTACTGGTGTTCCAGGTGTTCCAGGTGTTCCAGGTGCATCTGGGGATTTTGGAGGTTGACCATTTGTTTTTAAATTGTTAAATTTTACAGGACCCTCTAGTGGTTTTACAGGACCATCTGGTGGTTTTACAGGACCATCTGGTTGTTTTTTATTACCCTCTAGTGGATTTCCATTACCCTTTGGTTTGATGTCTTCTGTTGCACCTTTAGACTTAGGTGCACCTTCAGGCTTAGGTACTGATCCTCCCCTCATAACACTACTTATAAATCCTTTTTTACTAGTATTTTTAACAAATTTACCTTTTTGCATACTTGCTGACTTCTTCACTAAATTCTTCACTAAATTCTTTACTGATTTTTTCCTTAATTTTTTAATTGAATTTTTCATAGACTTCTTCACTGACTTCTTTGCACCCATTTTAAAAAGCTGATTTCCTTGCATTTGCAATAGGATTTTTCCCCTAGAGCGTTTTTTTATAAATACCATTTAATTCAACTTACTATAATAGTATAAGAAAAAAACAGTTCAACACTAGTTCATACATTAATTTATAGATTAATGGAATGGCGTAATAGATAAAGCAAACATTGCTACTGCAACCATTATTAAAGTAATAATAATAGTTAGTAAAGTTTCATAGTATATAATTGTACTTATATCTTTTGATTTTTTTATAGTAAAATTAAGTTTTAATAAAGCAAGCTCTTGCTTAGATTTATTAAGATTACTCTGTAAATTTTTAATAATATATTTTTGCTTAATAAGTTTTTTTACATTTGTTAATGTTTTAGGTGTGCTAGATGCGCTAGACGTGCTAGATGCACTTGATGCATTAGATGTACTAGATGTACTTGAAATTATAGCCATATGAGTTAGTATATAGCTGTGTATAGTCTTATATAGTCTTGTATACACTCTACACTATCTAACAAGTTCAATTTTATGTATAAATATATTTAACACATAACACATATCACATATCACATATCACATAATACATATAGATAATTTAATGATATTAAAGTTTATTTATAAAATTTATACCTATTATTTAGTTAATAGCCAATTATAACTGGAAAGGTTACAATGAATTATAAACTAGATTCACCATATGATGCACAACATACAAATTTTGTTAAGGTTGACCCTATATTAGATGTTAAATCAGCTATACTACGTAATATGCGCCAAATGCAATATCCAAATACACGGCTTAATGAACCAATATCAAATTTTCAAGCATTTTTGCCAAATACAGTTACAACTGCTAGAGATAACCAGTTTTATATGGCCAACTATGGCAACCATGAGGAAAAGGTTTTAAACTATAAACCTCCATCATATGATCGGATTAAAATATGTGGTAGGCAACCGGTTTCAAGTATGAGCCATACACAAATGAAAATGTATACAAATACAAAGCATAGTAATAAATTTCCTGTACCATTACCAACAAACGGGATAAATGAGCTAAATACATTAAGAGATGATAGATCTACAAGCTTTACATATACACATTATACACCAGTTGTAAATAAATCATATGTTGATAGCCCTATTTACTATAGTGATTTAAGTCAAGACAATATTGATATGCATGATGAATATACAGCAAAAATAGCCCAGACTAACTTACACATATTTAATGGAGTTATAGATGATATGAATATTTTATGTAAAGAAATTGTGAGTGAAGATGGTGGTGATTCAGTAGATTATGTTAACTATGATAAAAGTATTAAATATGTAATTGACACATTTATTTAAAATATTCACTAATATTAAGGTGTTAATAAGTTAATATTATCTATAAATGGATTTAACATCTTTAGACACTAATAAAGATGTTACTTGGGATGAATCTCTTGAAAAAATATTTAGTGAACTAGGTGATGAAGCCCAAATTAATGCTTATCTCCACAAAAAAGCATCAGAATACTATGTAATACAAAATATAAAATACCAATTACCTATTATTATACTAAGTGCATTATCTGGTTCAGGTAATTTTATAAGTGCTAATTTTCCAGCATATTCTAATATGTTAATTTTAGGTATAGGTGGTGTCAGCATTTTTACATCTATTATATCATCTGTTGCACAGTTTTTAAAAGTAAGCCAACTTGGTGAGAGTCATAGAATTTCCTATCTTTCATGGGAAAAATTTCACTCAACAATAAAGTTTCAACTTAATAGGAGAAAGGAATCACGTGATAATATAAGAGATTTTCTTAGTCTTGTAATACCTGAATATCAACGCCTTAAAGAAATTAGTGCTGATATTCCTCAACATATTATGGAAAATGTTAAACGTGATAAGAAGAAATTAGGTAAAATGCAAATTCCTTATATGCTCAATGGATTTCATCCTGTTACATCTTGGAAAGATCCAGAGCCAGATACTGATAGTGATGAGGATAATGGAAATGGGTTAATTACTCTTGAAACATTAGATAGCGCAGATACATTTGGTGTCAGTTCAGTGTAAAATTGAAAAAAATATATTTAAGAAGGATGCGCATATATATAAGTATATATAAGTATATACAAATCTATATACTAAGTTTGCTAGTGTCATATTACAATGAAAAAACAACTTACTATAACTCGCAAATCTAAAGAGGTAAGTATTCCTGCAAGTATACATACTACTTTACAAGATACTTTACAAACTATTAATCTAAGCAATACTTTAAATGTTGCTTTAGATGTTAATTTAGATGTTAATTTAGATGTTAATTTAAATACTAGTCTAGATACTAGTCTAGATACTAGTCTAGATACTAAACTATACACTAAACTAATTTTAACTAATTCTATCCTACTAATTGATGCAAGTTATTGGGTATATTATAGATTCTTTGCTTTAAGAAATTGGTATAAAAGAACATTTCCAGATAATGATACAGATAACTCTATATATAACTGGCTAGAGGATACTATATTTATGCAAAAATATGAAAAATTATTTCTTGATGGTATTAGTAATATTTGTAATGAATGGCATATACCCACTTGTAACGTAGTATTTTGCATTGATTGTCCCTATAGGAGTATCTGGAGATATGAATTAAATAATAATTATAAAGGAACACGTTTAGACTCACATAAACGTAATGGTTTCAATTCATTTGCTATTTTTGATATTGTTAAAAAAAACATAATTCCTAAACTTATTAAAAAATATAATATGAACTCAATATTAGTTGATAAGTGCGAAGCTGATGATATTGTAGGCACTCTTTCAGTATATCTAAGTAGTAAACTTTATAGTGGTGAAGGTGATGAAGGTAATGAAGGTAATGAAGGTGGTGAAGGTGATGATGATGCCAGTAATAATATTAAAAGTAAACTAAATATATGTATTTTAGCATCTGATAATGATTATATTCAAGTATGCTGTGATAATATTATTCTTATTGATGGTGTTGGCAAACAACTATGTGCTAATAAAAAAACAGATGGAGAACAGTATCTAGTAAAGAAAATATTAAGTGGCGATATTAGCGATAATATTAGTGCTTGTATGGTACGAAGTAATTATTTACAAAAGTACTGTAACTATAAAAGTAGTGATGAATTTAAAAAATGCACACCATCTATTATTTTAAAAATGGTTACAAATACTGAAAGTTGGCAACTTATTTATAGTTTACTATGTCAGTTACGTAATGGCGACAATTGTAATGATACAGTTTTAACTATATTTAAAGATTTACAATTTATTGAAAATGTACGTCTTATTGATTTTAAAATGATTCCTAATGAGTTAAAGGATAATATGATGCATATATTTCAACAACTTGTGTAGTGTAGTGTAAAGTATATAGAAGTATATAGAAGTATATAGAAGTATGTAAAAATAATATAAAGAAATTTTATGTGCTGTTAAATATAGTATAGTATAATATAGTATAGTTAAATAATTTAAAAATGATTAATACAGATAAAGTTCGCAAACAAGTAGCAGGTCTTTCCTCTGATAATCTTAAATGGAAAACAGGTGATGAATACAACTCTCTTAATAAAAATGAATTTCTTGAAAAAATGGGAGAAAAATATAGTTATTTAAAAACTAATTCGTCAACTTTATTTGATATGTGTATTGATGGGACTATTGATATTGCTCGTGTTGAGCAAATGTTACTAATGATTGAACAGGTTAATAATGGTAAAGACTATAATACTGCTAGTCAAGAAATTGGACAAAGTCTAACAGATCACTATGTTAAACCAATCATTGATAAACTTGATAGTGATAAACTTGATAGTGATAAAAAAGTTTAAATTGTTTTATTTTTTATAATTTTGTTATTTATTTATTTATTTAAAAATTTAAAAATTTATTGTTTATAAAGAGATAAATAGATAAAGAGATATGAATATGGATATAGATATAGATACAAATATAAGTAAACATATACAACAAAGCATAGACACAAATATGGATGCAAGCAACATTATTAATAGTATAATTGCTTTATATGAAAGGTTAGGCTCTACAGATTATATAGGTGAACATTTATCTCAATATCAGCATGCATTGCAATCTGCTATGTCTGCTATGAGTGATATTGATTTAATGCAAACTTATAATGAGTATACGCGTAACTGTACAATTACTGCTGCGTTTTTACATGATATTGGCCATTTAGTTGGTATGGATGGTACATGTAATGATCAGCTAAATTTTGAAATGGTTGATGAAAATGGAAAGACTTTAGGAGTTAAAGGACATGAGAGAGTAGGTTTTGAATATTTACAACAGTTAGGTTTTCCGCAACTTGTATGTGAACTTGTTGGTAATCATGTAGAGGCAAAGCGTTACTTATGTACTATCAATAATAAGTATTTCAATATGTTGAGCAAAGCTAGTCTAGCTACTTTATATTTGCAAGGTGGTTTAATGAATGAAGATGAACTTTACAATTTTATAAATCAAGAGCATTGTAAACTATATATAAAGATGCGCAACTATGATGATAATTCTAAAAAACCTGAATTTTTTACAGAGGCATCATTCAATACAAATCTAGATTTTCTTATTGAGATTATGAAAAAAACGATATAGATAGATATAGATAGTTTACTTGTTAAAATGTTTAAGTCTTTGTGCACGTAATTCTTCACGTGTTAATAATACAGGTGTTATATCTACTGCAGTTACTTGTTGCTGGTGTTGCTGGTGTTGCTGGTGTTCCTGTTCCTGCTCATGATGTGCTTGCAATGCTTGCAATGTTTTCAACTTTATTTCATTTCCATTTGCCTTTGCCTTTTGTTGTTCCTGTTCTCTTTCTTGATCAGCAAATAAACAAGCTTGAAAGTCTTCATCTTGTTGCCGTTTTATTTCACGATCAATAGCATATGAATTGTGTTTATCATTAAAATCATCAGGATAGTAAGGATAGTTTATATCAGATTCAGGCACATGATCATAATTTTTTAAATTATGTAATGGCAATGAATGTGGTTGTTGTAAGTCTTGTTGCAATTGTTCTTGCTCAAGTAAACGAAATTGCTCCATAATTTGTGCAATATCTTCTGGCATTGGTTCATCATATACATTACTACTTGCAATTAATGCGTCAATTTCTATTTGACGTGTGCGTTCATCAATTTCAACAATTTGACAATTTATATCAATATCATTATCAATATTATTTTGTTCCGTAGTATCAACTTTAGTATCAACTTTAGTAGTGTTTTGTTTACTATTTTTTAGTTTACTATTTTTTTTATACATTGGTGAAAATATGTAAATATGTAAATATGTAATTTATACTTTGTAATTATACTTATAAAATATACATTTCAATTTTATAAAAATATTATTATATTAGTATATAAGTGCACATACGCATATACGTAGTTTGCAAAATGTTTATATATGATTGGGTTTTACCAGTATGTATTGGTATTATTTGCACTTGTTTTTTAATGGCAATTTTATATACTGATGTAGGTGCTCAACATTTTACTAATTTAGTTGCAATAACGGAAAGCAATTCTATGCAAAATAATGCAAATAATGCAAATAATGCAAAAACTGCTAATTCTAATTTACCTATAACATCAGCAGTTTACAACTATTATCCGCAAACTCCTTTAAATATTCCAATATTAAAAGATCAAAATATAAATACATCAATAAATAATCGTGCGTTTATAAATCAGCCATCTAGTGAATATAATGCACATACTACAGCATACTATGGTGAATTTCCATATCCATTACCTATGCAGAAATGGATTCCTACAAATATTGATAGTGTTAAAGCAAATATTGATAAATAAATATATTTAGCTAAAAAATTAAATTATAATTATAATTTAAGTTATAATTTAAGTTATATAATGAGTACATCAAAAGTAAACAAGGCTAACAAGGCTAACAAGGCTAACAAGGCTAACAAGGCTAACAAGGCTAACAAGGCTAACAAGGCTAAGAATGCCAAAATAAATACAAAAAAACAGGAAATTGTTGATTATAGAGATGTTATAACTAAAACAATTCGCAAATCTGTTAGTAAATCTATTGGAAAAAATAATAATATTCCACATAAAGCTGATGCAATTGTTATAAATGATGATAATTTTAAATCATCTGATCCTAATATATTTGTAAAATATGCAGGTGACAATAAAATGATACCTAAGTTTAATGTTATTAATTCACCAGCATTTGCAGCAGTTGCTATTTATCTTAAAGAAGGTCAAAGTGTATTTAGCAATTATGGCACATTAAATTATATGGATGGAACAATAAATGTATCAACTAAATCAAATGGTATAATGAGCGGTATTATACGTTCACTATTTACAACTTCTTCATTTTTTCAAACATACTACACAGGAACACAGCCTATACAGTCAATAGTTACTTTATCATCATATATACCTGGCGATATAATTGCAATGCGTATTAAACCAGGTGAGCATTTTGTAGTTTCTCAATTTGGATTTTTAGCAGCTAGTGCTAATATTAAAGTAGAAACTAGTACTCGTTTCAAAAATATGTTTTATGGGGAAAGCATATTTTTAAATGAAATTCATGTTGCAAAAGATTCAAATGAAGATGGTATTGTTTGGATTGCATCATATGGTGGTTTTGACAAAATTATTGTTAAAAGTGGCGAAACTATTAAAGTTGACCAAGGGCTTTTTTGTTTTGCAAAAAAAGAATATAATTATGAAATAACTGCAGTTGGCAATATTAAATCATTCTTATTTAGTGGAACACAATTTATGATGCGCTTTAAAGGGCCATGTGAAATTTATGTTCATAGCAATAATATGCACAATTGGATTGCACATCTTAAAAAAACTATTGGTAAATCAAAAGATATGAAAACTTTTAAAAATAATATGTAACTATTATGTTAAATATTAACTCAAATATAAATAAAATATAAATAAATTATAGATAAATAAATAAAATAATATTATAAATGATTTTTGCATTAAAAATATTATGTATTAGTTTAATAGCATCTATTGCATTTGGTGTAGTTGATGCAGTATTTTTTTTATTACTTGAAGAAAATTTATCTATTATTTTTAAAAAACAATTTAATTTAGATGATATGACTACACCTTTAATATTAGGTGGTATTGCCGCAAGTATATCTATTTTGTGTGCAATACATATAGAACAATATTTAGCTACAAAATATAATATGTTACACAAAACACCATATAGTGAAGCTTTTGGAATTATATTTGGAACTATTATAGTTATAATATTATTTAAATTTTATATAAAGTTAAAACTAAAATATATAAATTTTCAGCCATCAACAAGTCAATATCACTTAATTGCCTAAGATTATGTAAAACATATTCATTTTTTTAAGTTTATTTTTTACATAAAGCTTTTTTATAAGTATTTATCAATAAAAAACATTATTAATAAAATAGTAGCTAAATCATAATAGCTCATAATAGGACAGCATAATAGGACAGCATAATAGGATATTATAATGGATAATATTGATCGTATTTTTTATATAAATCTAGATCATCGTACAGATAGAAAGAATGAAATAGAAAATGAGCTTAATATACATTTAACACACAGCCATTATACTAAGAAAGTTGAACGTTTTAATGCAATTAAATGTAGTAATGGTTCTACTGGAGCTGGAGCTATTGGATGTTCTATGTCACATCTAGAAATATTAAAGCTTGCAAAGGCACATAACTACAAATATATAATAGTATTTGAAGACGATTTTCAGTTTTTAATAGATAAAGATGAACTGTATGATCTAGTTGATCAAGTGTTTGAGCAAGTATTTGCACAATCTTCAACACCAGCATTAGATTTCAAGGTAATTATGCTATCATATAATGCACTTCAACGTACAAGTCTAGATAATAATGATATTTTAGATAGCACAACAAATTCACAAACAACTGCCGGTTATTTGCTTAACTGTAAATATATTGATCTACTAATTGAAAACTATACTCAAGGTATACAATTATTTAATAAAACTGGAGAACATTGGAACTATGCAATTGATCAATACTGGAAAAAAGAACAAAAAGATAAATGGTTCATATTTAAAAAACGAATTGGTAAGCAAAGGGCAGGTTACTCTGATATTGGACGTCAATATAGTGATAATAACTGCTAATTATGTGCTAATCACATTCTAATCACATTCTAATCACTATTATTTTTATTGTTATTATTGTTATTAAGTTTATCACTTATGATTTTTCCTTTATCCATAGTAATTATACGATCCATACCTTGCGACATATCCATATTATGAGTAATTATGATAATTGCCCTCATTTTTCCTAAAACATCAATCATTTTAGAAACATATTTTATACTATCACCATCTAAATTATTTGTTGGTTCATCACAAATAACTAAACTGGATTTTTTCATAATAGCACGCAAAAACCATATGATACTGCGCTGACCTCCACTAAATGCTTCTCCTGTTTTACCTACTTTATCCTTTAAACGTTTACGAAAGATTTTTTCTAAATCAACAAAACCATTTTCCTTCATAAAGTTAAAAATATGTTCAGCAGTTATTTCCTTTGGCAATCCATATGTTAAATTTTCTTCAAGTGTACGATTAAACAATTTAGGATGCTGAGGAATATATACTATATGCTCTCGTAAATCATCAATATCTATGTTTTTCATAGATATGCCATTAATAAAAATATCACCACCTTGAAACTGTTTCATACGTGTAATTAAATTCACTATTGTTGTTTTCCCCGATCCAGAATGACCTACAATTGCTATTTTTTGCCCTGGATATATACGAAGATTAAAGTTATCTAAAATTTTAATGTCACTAGTTGCTGGCTGATAGATTACATCTACAAACCTAATATCTAACTTTTCAGAATTTGGAATTTTCTTAAGTTCATTATCATCAGTACTTGGCGGTAATTCATCAATAAATTTCTGGATAAGTTCAACATGGGATTTTACTGTCATAAACTCACGTGCATCATTAAATAACACCATTAATGATCCAAGAATTGTGTAATTAAGAATAAATATTTTTACTAAATTTTCAACTTTAATAGAACCATTTGAATAGAGACGAAATGATAGATAGTTAAGCGCTAGAAATAGAAATATATTTACAAATGAAAAATATATGCGAAACTTGCGATTACATATACCTGCCTTAAATTGTTCCTGGCGTGTTTCTTCATTTATTGCACGAATACGATCTTTTTCCTCAGGTATACGTTTACTTGTATATATTGAAAGGAGATTTTGCAATGTATCTTCAATTTCCTCATGGCAATTATCATAGAGGCCTTCAACTCTTTTAATATTTGAGTTGCAAGTATTAAAATAGAGCCGGGACATTATAAATACAACTGCAATACATCCAATATACATGAAACCCAGTGTATAATGATTACGATAAAGATAAATGAAATTAGAAATGATGAGTATACTATTGCTAAGAAGAAAGCGCTGTATTTGATTGCTAATATCATCTATAATCCAAGGCAATTTAATGAGTTTTGTAAGAATTGAACCAATTTTAAGTTCTTGGTAGTTTTGATTGTAACGGTTAACTATAAGATCAAAGAAAAATTGGCGAATATATGCATGGAACTTAGGCCATATATAATTGTCAACAAAGGAAATACCAATGCTAAATCCCTGTATTAAAATCCAAATCCCAAGAAGCACAGCAAATAGATATTTAGATTTTGGAATATTATTATCTTTAAGGCTATTAATAATTTCACCATAATAATGTGGCATTGCAATACTTTGTAGTGGTAGTGAAATGAGAGTGATAAGATAGCAAATGTAAGATTTCCAATTATCTTTTAAAAAAGATGTATATAAATCATACATCATAGAGTTTTTTATTGGTGTATCTGTATCAGCATCATTTGCTAGAATTGTTGGTGTGCTTTTTGTATGTGAAGCAGTTTTTTTTAATTTCATAGTATATAGTTTAAATTACAGTTGGGATTAATTAGGATTAAATAGGATTATAGTTGCACTTAACTATTTATTATTAAGATAATAATATATTAAAAAAAACTATTGCACGTTATTTACTTAGTTATTTACATAGCTATTTATATCCGGTGTGCACGCCGTTTTCGTTTATCTACTATAATAACTGTTGGGGCTTCTGGGGCTTCTGGGGCTTCTGGGGCTTCTGGTGCTGCTTCCCTGTTAGGTATTGGGATAGGTGATTGTATGCTATTTGACTCTTTTTTAATTTCTTTTTCATAGAAAAGTGTCATATTATCTTTGAACATTGTAAATGGTAATTTATTAAAGTTATAGAGTTTTTTAAGCAGATTAACATGTGGTGCATATGATCGTTCCGTTTGAGCTATTGTCAATTCTACTAGTTTTGAGTATGTTATAGATGTAAATTTAAAACTATTGATAAATAATTTATAATTTGTAAATATATAGCTATATAGTTGTATAAATACAAAGCATTTTGGTAATCTTTCATGTAAATTATTTGCAAAATCTAAAAATATGCGTACAGTTGCAATTATGTCTGCTTTTTCAATATCACTATATATTTTTTCTTGATTTATAATTTTATATTGTATATAACTTTTATAAAAATTACGTGCTTTATAATCTTCATCATATGTCCATGTACAGGGCAACACAAATATTATTAGTAAATTTCGTAATATAGGAAACCGGTATAGTGTATGTTGCAAATTTTTGCATTTTGCAAAATATTTTAAATTATTTATGCAAAATGTATTAGAGTAGACTTCACATTCACATATATTATCAATTATTTCAGCATTATATGTTGTATATATTTTGCTAAGTTTTTCCATAATAATCATATATTCACCATCTTTAATTTTATCTTTAATATCAAACATAAGATTTGACATTTCAATAATTGAGGAATTCATTTTTACAGAATATAGACAATGGAAGATGAAAGATAGTAAAGATAATATATTTGAGTATATTTGAGTATATTTAATTATATTTAAGTATATTAAAAATCAATTTTACATTATTTTTGAGTTAAAATACTAATTTTTGGAAATTTATTTTAATTGAATTGTATTGAATTAATAAAAAATAGAAAATTATTTAATAAATAATAAATAATAAATAATAAATAATAAATAATAAATAATAAATAATAAATAATAAATAATAAATAATAAATAATAAATAATAAATAAAGCTTTTGATATTTATAAAATAACAATTGCATTATCTAGTTGCTATAAGCAAGACCTCCCATACCACTCATAATACGGAGCACATTGTAATTTACAGCATAAATGTTAAGGTTAAGTGCTTGAGATGCAAGTGCACCTGCATAGGTAACTCCAGTAAGAGAATCTGCTCCATAGTTAAGCTGAAGAACAGCCATATCAATACGAGAAAAGTTGCA